TATTTAAAACTATTTCTAGTTAAATGTATATATAATTAAAAAATAATGACTTTTTACCAATTTAAATGTCAAATTCATCAAACTACACTAAAGATGTAGTTGTTTTCTTTGACGGACTCTATAAATAAAAAAATATCATTTTTTTCTAATTTTCTGATTTTTAACTCTAAATAAATTTATTTAGAATAATTAAAAATTAAAACTTTCTACATATTTTCATATATAATTTACTGAATATTTTAAGGCGTTAAGGTTTTAGAATGTTTTATAGGCAAAAAGGCTTAAAAAAATAATTAAAGGCAATGAAAGAAATTGAAAATGTTGATATTTTTGATAGTATCGACGCAAAAAGTGAAACACTAGATTTTCTAGAAAAAAAAGGCAGTAGCCTTGATGGTATCTACCGTCCAAAAATAACCGACAAGAAAAAAGGTTATACAGCTACAATCAGATTTTTACCTAATTTATCCAAAGAAGGAAAAGTATTACAATCAGCTATTGAAAAACATCAACACTATGTCGATTTTAAGAACCATCCTGAATTGATGGGATACTACGATTGTATGAAGAATTTTGTTGATAAATGTGATCTTTGCACAATGTATTGGAAATTAAAAAACTCAAAAAATGCATCCGATGTTGAAAAGGCAGAATTAATTGGACGCAGCACTAAATATTACTCATATATTCTCGTTATGGAAGATGAACAGAATCGTGATTTAGAAGGCAAAATTATGATTTATCCTTATGGTTACAAAATCAAAGAAAAGATCAAAAATGAAAAAGATGGTATAAATGCAGATAAATCAGCATGTAATATCTTTGATCTTGCAAACGGGAAGGATTTTAATCTCGTTATTAAACAACTTGGTGAATTTCCAAACTATGATTCAAGCCTTTTCTTAACAGCTTCACCTATTAAAATTCAGGGTAAAAAAGCACCTGTTGAAGTAGATGAAAAAACCGGAAAAAATAAAATCACAAATCCTAAAGTTAAGGAGAAAATCACAAGTTTCTTAATGGAACGCACTGTAAATCTAGAAGATCATATTGCAAAAGAATGGACAGCAGAAGATAAGTACAAAGTCACACAAGTACTTGAAGTTCTTGTTGGAAATGATATTAATATGTCCGAAAGACAAATTAATAGGGCATCTTCGGATAACACTTTATCTGATTCAAATGAATCAGATAATGAATCAACATTCGGTGAGAAAGATGATGCATCTGATTTTTTTGAGATTGATGAATAATCTAGTTCTTTAAAATAAAAAAAGACCATGAAAAATGGTCTTTTTTTATTTTAAAGTAAACCGTTAAGAACCAGTTATTGTTAAAGTTCTTACAGGTGCATAAGGAGTACCAGTTAAAGTTCCATAAGTTGCTGTAATATTTGCAGTTGAACCTGCATGTGCTGCAATAGTTGCTAAACCAGTAGCTGCACCAATAGTTACACCAGATGTACTACTAGACCAAGATGCTAACGTAGTGAGATTTTTACCAGTTGCACTAGTTAATGTGAATTGTAATGTTGTTCCAGTTATACCAGTTGCAGTAAGCGGTGTAATTGTAACTGGACCAGGCCAGTAACCAATAACAGTTGTAGTACCAGTAGGTCCATCATTATGAGTTACTGTAATAATTGTTGTTCCAGTATAAACAATAGTCACAAGACCTGCTGTGTTTACGGTACACACTGTAGAATCACCACTATCGAATAAACATTCAGTAATTACGTCAACTGCGTCTTGATTAACAACTACAAGTTGTCTAGTGAGTCCTGAATATTGATAAGTAGTAGCAGGAGTAACAACAATTGAAGTTGTATCAGAATCTGTAAATATTGGTTTAGAAGCTGTTGCTAATGTTTCACCAGATAATTTCCAATGTGCGCTAAGTTTAGAATAATGATAATATAAATCACTAGTCAAACCGCTCATACTAGTCACACCTGACCAAGCTTCATTATTTGCAGCAAAGCAATTATGCATAAATTTTCTCCATTTCATTGTTTCTGAATTATTTTTTGTTTCCTTTATTTCTATATATTAAATAAAAAAACTGATTTTTTGTCTTTTCATTTTAATTCTTTTAAAATTGAATTCTTTGCTTTGTCTGATAATTTAGATACTCTATTTGCAAGATTTAATAAATTATTATTATTTTTTAAATCCGCTATTTCTTTTATTTTTTCATAATTGAAAATATCACTATTTAAAAATTTAATTTCTAAAAATGTAGGTCTATTTTTATCATCTTTTACATTATCAATCCAATGTCCATTTGTTAAATCATTTTTATTTACACCAATAGATAAAATATAACCATCTACATAGATTATTCTAAAAAGAGTTTGATTTAATTTTTTAGTATGAAAATCATACATGTGTTTAATATTAGTACACCATCCATGATTTATTTTTAAATTATCTTCGTAATTTTCTGGTATCACTATTTCTAAGTTATTATCTTTATATAATGTTTTCATATAATTCTGTGTCTTTTTTATAATACTCTTTCAACCATATTAATTCATTGGTAGTTGGTATTGGTTTAGATTTACTTACATTTTTCTTTGGTACGGGTGTTGGTAGTCCTAGATATGCTACTAATTCATCAATTTGATCTGGAAATTTATAAAGTTTAGTTGGTCTACCTTCACTTAAATAAGTATATTGAGGTCTAATATGTAAATCAACATTATCTTTTTTAAGTTCTTCTATACCTTGAGATACACTCCATTTTTTTCTTGCACAACCAGATAAAAATCTATCTATAGGTTCTCTAATAACAGCTAATAATTCACTCTTATTGTCATCTACTATTGACGGTATTTTAAAATGAAGAGTCACATTATCTATTTTTGTTAAAAAAGGATAATATTTTTCTTGTATTAAAGTCAATAAAGAGGTACTCGCTGTTCTTGGTATAAAACAGAGTAATTTATTACCTACTTTGAAATATCTTTTTAAATTCATGTTTATATTTTATTTTTTAACCAATGTTACAATAAACAGTACAAGACCAGGTTGTTACTAAATTGTTTATAGCATCATCACTATCATGTGTTCTAGATTCATCATGAAAATCTAATGTACAATGATTTCGACCAGTGTTGTTAAATCTTATAAGAAGATTATCTACATCTGTAGTAGTTAAATAACAACTATATAAATTTATATTAGATTGTGCATTAACTCCTTGAAACACCATTGGATCTATGCCTTGTAAATTATTATAATATAAATACAAATATTCTAAATTATTTAAACCATAGAAAGATCCGTCAACCAATCCGGACGATGTTAATTTATTCCTACTTAAATCTAAAGTTGTTAATCCTGTATTATTTATAAAAGAGTTGGTATCAATAAAGGATATATTATTATTTGTCAAAGCAATATGAATGGCTGATGAGATATTAGTGAACGTATTAGATGTTATGCCAGTTATCAAATTTTGTTGAAAATTAATATTTATTAAGGATGACATCTTATTAAAATTTGGTAAAGTTACTATTTGGTTATTATCGAAAGCTAAATCTATCAAATCATTCAATCCATCAAATAAACCATTTTGCAAAGAACTTATTCTATTATTATTTAAATATAAATATTTTAATGATATTAGATCCTCAAATATATCATCTGGTAGACTTGATATATAATTATTCACTAAATATAACATTCCAGAAAAATTAGTTAAACCACTAAATATACCATATGTTAATCCGGATAATTGATTGTTTGCTAAATTTATATTTTCTATACTATTTAATCCATTAAATGCTCCAATTTCAATATTTGATATAATATTATTATCACCTACGATATCTGTAAGAGATGTGAGACCAGAAAACACATTAGATTGTAAATTTGTTATAGAATTATATTCAAAATCTAAATAAGTTAAAGAACTTAAATGACTAAATATTCCAGTTGGTATATTTGATATCCTATTTGAATTTATATTTAATTGTAGTAAATTTATTAGATCACTAAAATCACTACCATCCAAAGAAGTTATTTGACTATTACTAATATCAAGATATTGTAAATTACTCAATCCACTAAAAGATAATGTACCTGATAATGGATTTGCACTCATATTCAATTCTTTTAATTTAGACAAATTGCTTAAATTTGGTATTCTTGTGAAATTTCCATCATCAAGATATAAATATAATAATCCTGTTAACGGTGAAAGATTAATATCTGATATTTGTAAATTTTCTAGATATAAAGTTTCAAGGCTTGTCAAAGATGGAAATGTTATATTTGATATGTAGCGTCCATCTATATAAAAATATAAAGCGTCCTCTGATGGTGTATTTATTGTAATATTATATGTTCCTCCAGTAGCATAAGAATGACTTGTAAAATAAGCCCATCCTCCTTTTTTCTTTGAATCATTATTATAATCTTCTGATGTACCATCACCCCAATCTACATGCATCACATTTCCTTGTGATGAATATGCTAATGTTGCATTAAAATTAAAATCCATGTCGCTATATGCCGTTATTAATAATGGTGATAGATCAACAACAATATCAACTTCTACGCCCTTTTCTGTTAATCCACTAACAGCAACATCACTATTTGTTGTTCTATGTGTGTATGTGGTTATATATTTTAAATTTGGTAATATAGAATTATTTAAATCAATTAAAAATTGATCAACTAATGTCGTACTAGTGAATGGCGTACCATAAATATATATGTTTTCTATACTTGTTCCTTCAAATATTCCAGATTCAAATGAATTTATTGTATTTCCATAAATGATACCAAAATCTGTTAATGATGTCAAATTATTAAACATAGATTTTTTAAGTTGTGATGGTCCTCCAAATTTGAAAGCTAACATTTCTAATTTTTTACAATTATCTAGAGCACCATTTTCTATTGTTGAACCTACAGTCAATATCCATAAAGCAACTAATTTGGTTAAATTTAGAAATTCACTAAATTTAGGTCCACTATATATACCATCAGACATAGAAACAATTTGAAGTTCTGTTATATTTATAGGTGAAATTTTTATTTGATATGATCCAGCGGTGGTATATGTATGATTATCATTATCATCTATTGTCCCATCTCCCCAATCATATGTAACGGCAGAAGGTGATAATATATAGAAACTTATATTATCACCATCTGATTGTGGTGTAACATCAATGGTAAAATATGTAGGTATTTTATTTCCTCCGGCTGAAGCTGAAGAAACTGAAGTAGATACTGCTATTCTTTCGTGCAAACTCTGATAATAGTTCATTTCTTGCATCATGAACAATCGTTGTTTTTCTAATTCTTCATATTTTTTATACTCCAAAATTCTTTCTTCTTCCAATTTTTGAAGTCTTTGTTGTTCTATTTTTTTAGCAATTTCCTCTAAACTTGCCATATAAAAATTTATTTTTTTATATATTAAAAATTCATCTTTATTTTTTATATATATTGAGATGAAATTTTTGTTATCATATAAACTTTTTGAAAAAACATCTCTGATAGGTATTGGTGTACCTTACTCTGTTATGCAAAGCATTCAAAGAAATTATGCTGTTTCAGATGATGCTGATTGGAAATTTTTGAAATATAAAAAAGATATTACAACAGCATTACATAAACCTAAGAATACTCTCTTAATTTCTATTTGTAAAGAAAAATTATTTATTATTTTTTCATATGAAAAAGAATTTTACATTGAAAGTTATTTTATTACTGAAAAAGATGATTTTGGAAATGAACAATGGCAAAGAATCGAAAGAGTGAAAGATACAATTACTAACATAACAAAAAAGATTGAAAAAGGTTGTAAAATATATGAATTAATTTCTGGGAATTGGCTACACGAATTCTCAGGTACAAGAAAAATTAGGGCGGAAGAATCTAAATTTCAAAGGATTACAAATGAATTCAAAAAAGAATTTGCTGAAAGTTTTACTAGAATTGTTAAAATGATGTATGGTAAAAAAGCAAGTGTTATTACAGATATAATTGTAAATCATCTAAAAAATGTAAAGAAAAATTTAACCGATGAACAAATTCGTAATATATTATTTATAAATGTTGATAGAGCGAAAGAAGTTGATGAATTCAAAAACAAACAGAAAGAAAAAGATCCATTCAAACTTTATAATAAAATAGTTAAGGCTGATTCTTTGACAATCTTTAATACCTTTTTACTTGACTATGAAACTGAATATTCAAATAAATATAATGAATACTTAAATATACCTGTAATGATTGAGAAATGGTCAAGAGAGAAAATTATGACAAGTTTTATGGTTTTTCTATATACGAAAAAACTAATTGATTTATAAGTTTTTCTATAATATTATCATCATATTTTATTCTTATCAATTTTATATTATTTTTTTTACAATACTCATTTTTTATTTTATCTTTTAATAAAATATAATTAAATGTGTCTATACCACCAAAATAATCAATAGGTTTAAAGTGTTGCATGCCATCATATTCAACACATATATTATGTTCTATTAAGTAAAAATCAAACCGTAATGGATATTTATAATTACAACCATCAAAAGTTTTTTGACTATTATATTTAATATTATTATCTTTAAAATATTTTTTTATCATATTTTCACCTTTAGATTCATTACATATGGGACATCCTTGCTTATTTAAATGAGAACTTGGAAGTTGCTCGAAAACACCATGTTTTAAGCATGTTATTTTAACTTTTGTCCTATTATTTTTATAATCAACTAAAGAATAATCATATTTATTTTCGTGAATAATATTTGATTTTGTTATAAAATCTTTTGTATTTGATAATAAACATGAACATTTTGGACAATCATGTTTACAAGTTATGTGGTTTGCTGGTGTTTGTTCAAAAATACCATGTATATTACAAACTATTTTAATTTTTGTGCTATTATTTTTATACTCGACTAGTGAATAATCATATCTATTACCTCGAACAATTTTTGCATTTTTAATAAATTTTTCACTTGTTATAATATTACATCTTGGACAATTTTGACCGGATAAATGCAGTCTAGGCTCTTGTTCAAAAATACCGTGTTCAGAACAAATTATTTTAATTTTCGTTTTTGCGTTTATATAATCAACTAATGAATAGTCATATCTATCCTCATGTATTTTTTTTGCTTTTTTTATAAATTCTTCTGTAGTTGAATTTTTTGAAATTAAATAACACAATTTACAATTATTACCGTTCAAATGAGAACTTGGATCCTGTTCAAACATACCATGAGTAGGACATATTATTTTTACTTTTGTTCTGTTATTTTTATAATCGAATAGTGAGTAATCATATTTATTCCCGTGTTTTTGTATTGCTTTTTCAATAAAATATTCTGTTGATTGTCTTTTCATTAAAATATAATTGATTTTTCAATTCTTTTTCTAAATACATCATTGTTTTCTAATTCTTTTATAATACAATATTCAATAAATTTTGAACGATTTTCAAATTCTTCATTCAAAATTTTAATGATGCTATCATCTAATGATATAGATAATTCTGTTTTTGTTTTTCGTCTCATATTTGGTTTTATTCTATATATAAATATAAAAAAGTCAAAAAAAGTCAAAAATAAAAATCATTAATTAAATTTTAATATATAACATAGAAAATATATCATTATGAAGAAGAAAATTACAATAACCGTTGATTCCGAAGTGGAAGCAATGTTAAAAGAACATTTAATAAATTTGAGAATCGGCAATAAATCTAAATTTGTAGAGGACTTAATTAAAAAAGAATTAAAAAACAGAATGATAAAATGAAATATATTAAAACATTTGAAAAGAAAATAGATTTAGATATATTTGCATTAGTCCGTGGAGGAGACACAAAAGGTGTCTTAAAATATATTCAATTTGGAGGTGATTTAAATATAAGAAATCAAGATGGTGATACACCTTTAATGATTGCTGCATTTAATAATAAACACCGATTAATTGGAGAATTTATAAATGCTGGTGCTGATATTAATTCGGAGAATAATGATGGTGAAACAGCATTAACGCAATGTGCAATGTCACCAAATATAAAAACAATTGAGCAATTAATTAAAGCCGGTGCAAATTGGAATACAAATATAAGTCGTGAAATATCTTATAAAGGTAAAAATCGTTCAACCATAAATAGACTTAATGCTCCAGATTTTTTTACAAGGCTTACTCCAAAATATAAAGAAATGATCAAAGAATTATTTCCTGATGAATATGCAGAATATTTAATACACAAAGACGCAAATAAATATAATTTATGAAAATCAGAAAATTTAATGAGACCGCACAAAAAACAGACTGGTCTAAGGATAAAGTATTAAACTTTCTTATAGAAAGAGATGATATGTATATCAAAGAACAATATCTACATAGAAGAATGGAAGAATTTTTAATATACAATAAGGAATTATTACCAACTAATTTAAAAGCAATCATAGAAATATATGGCAAAGATTTTGGTTCAGAAAATTTATTTGATGTATATAAAATTCAAAACACCGGCATCAAGGGAAAAATAGAGGTTAAACTTAGATGGGATGACGGGGATGAGAGTGATGAAGTTTTTCTTACAACAGATCAAATTAATGAACTTGTTGATTATATGAACGATATGGATATCTACAAAAATATAAATAAATATAACTTATGAAACATATTAAAAAATTTGAAACAAAAGAAGAAGACGAAGATGAATTATTGGCTGATCTATTAGCCGAAAATCCTGATAATGAAACTCATGATTTTTATATATTTCTAGCAAGTGAAAAATTTGAAGAAGCCGAAAATGGTCTATATAAAAAAACTATAGCCATTGAAAATATGGTTAGAATAACAGGAGATAAACAAAGTGTTAATGCTATGCAAATGTTGCAAATGAGAGCAAGACTTCAACATGATGCTATCCTTTATCATATTTGGCTTCCAAAAGAAATTAGAGAAGATGTGGAAGGTAAAGGTTCTAATATTGAACCTTGGTTAGCAGAATTAATTAATAAATATAAAAGGAGAGGTGATCCGACAGGTGAAGGTAGAAAAATTCTTAATGATGTAAAACAGAGAAGAAAAGATATTAAAAAATATAACCTATGAAATACTTACAACAATTTGAAAGATTTGAAATTTTTCAAAAACAATATTGGGTGGTACCAACTGATGATAGATATAACGATTGTGTTGATATAATTGGATCTATTTGTAACGACGATAAAATTAAACAAATCCAGTTAGACAGTTACTTCCAAGAAGAAGAATTTATACTTGTTTGTTCTTTTAAAACAAGAACAAATTTACTCGAAAAAGGAAAGACACAATGGTATTGGTCACGGTCATATCAAGAGATGATATCACGTGGCTTTCAATTTATGGGATATATTAATATGGCACCTGATGAAATTGAAGATTATGAAGCAAAAATAGAAGCATATAAATATAATTTATAAAGTCCGTCAAAGAAAACAATTGTGGTTCATGAAGATTAAAAGATTTAACGAATCGTCAGAAATTCCATATTACAAAGAACTTGGTTATGATAGAAGTATGATAGATTATTTATCAGCATCATACCAATTATGGTGTGACGCAGAAGGATTAGAACAACTTTCAGCAGAAGATCAATATTCAGATAAATTAACAAATAAACAGAATCAATATTTAGAAGCATTTATGATGTTATGGGATTTAACAGATGATTTTGAATGTAATTTTTCGAGCCCTGATTTTGGTAAAATTGTAAAAAAATATAATTTATAAATGAAAATTAGTAAATTTAAAGAAAGCATAGAAAATGAAACTTGGACACAGGCAAAATTTGATAAAATTGCTGCGATGAAAAAATATATTCATACAGAAGAAAATGAATTATTGCTATTATTAATTAAATATTTAATTCTAAATCCTGAAATTATTAGAGATTTTGGTTATGATGATAATCTCGTCGATAATCAATCTTCTTGGGTAACATCATACGAATTATTAGACAATCCTAAATATAAAATGATTATATTATATTATCCAAACAAGGATTATAATGAAAGTTTAGAAGTTGGATTAACACATAAGCAATTCAAGGATCTTTTAATATTCTTAAAAAATCCTGATACATATTCAGATATTAAAAAATATAACTTATGAAATACATTAAACTATTTGAAAATCAAAACGATATAACCAAATTATATCATTTTTGTATGAAAAATTTAAAACTTAAAAATGCTGAATTAGGTAAGGAATATTATTATCAAAGCATTACAAGTTGTGTTATTGATGCAGTATTCTCAATTGGAATAAGTTATGAGCAAACTAGAAAAGCAGTAGAAAGATATAATGAATATTATGATTTGAAGCTATTTAGAGATTCAGATAATTATCCCTCAATTAGTGAACAAGATTCTTTAGAAGACTTAATACAAAGAACAGAAGAAGAAACTCCCCAACAAATGGCGATTAAAGTTTATCAAAATAGATGTAGAACTGCAACACATGGTGCAAAAGCCGTCACAAAAGCAGAAGCAGTCTACCTTTTTGCTAAAACATTAAATAATTTTGGCATAAATTATTTTCAAGATTTGCAACAATTTATTGGTAATGAAGAACTTGAAAGTGAAATTAGAAAAATACCAGGGCAAACAACTGGTATTTCATTAGATTATTTTTTCATGCTGGCTGGTGATGAAACTTTTGTTAAGGTTGATAGAATGATGATTAGATTCATGATAGACGCAATTGGTTATTCACCAGATAAATACAAGATCAGAGAGATGAGAGATGATAATACAAGTTTGTGAAATGATAGGTAATATCAATCCAAGATTATTAGATCATCAAATTTGGCTTTATCAAAGATCCCAATAATTTTTTTATTCCAATAATTTTTCGTACTTTTGCATTAACGATAAATGAAAAAATATGACAGAATATATTGAAGATTTCGAACTCGTACTCTATTACAATCGTAGAGCAGTTGTAAAACCCTTTGAACCAGTTTATGATGAACTTCAGAAGAATAATCCTGCATTAGATACTGATAATTTACTTGACCTCTATTCTGACCTTAAAAACAAATATAAGGAAGATATGAAAAAATATGCTAAGGTTTGCAACGATTCTATTGTATCTGATTATGTCCGTATTCCTGAAGATAAAAATTTTATTGATAAAGTTAAGGCATTTGAAAAAAACGATTTCTTTGTTGAATGGGATAAATCTTCTAAAAAATTGATTGATAACACTTTTGTAAAACTCTTAAAATGAATTAAATATGAAAACTTTCTTGTTGTGGATGGTACATCCTCGTGGTATAAGAATGATGATGGAATGGATGAATTTATCAATGAAATGGAATGAAATATCACCAACTCTATGGAAATTTCAAATGTCAATAGCAACAATATGTGATTATGTTAGAATCGCGGCATTTGTGGTTATAGTTGGCAATATATTAGCATTTTTAATTACATCATAAAATAATTTATATGTTTGAAAAAAAGAATCTTAAAGAACTTGAAGAGGCACATAAAAATGGAAAAATCATACAAATTAAAATTAATTGTTTGAATATGTTTTCTGAATATGAAAAATGGATTGATTTAATTAATACTGATGGTATATTTGATGGAACATCAGAACTTTGTGATGAAGAATTTAGAATTAAACCTGAGGAAGAATAATGTACCACGATACCATACATATCAATTTCAAATATCAACCATTCTGGAATGATATTCCTTTTGATTACAGTTTTTTGATATCAAAAATCAAACAAGATAAATTTGCACCTATTACTTATAGTGAACTATTAAATAAATTTAAAGAAATAGGATTTGATCTTAAATATCTGAAATTCTATGATATAAATGATGATAGCACTATAGTTTATTGTACATATAATTATCAACCTAATTTTCAAGTTTTCTTTTCAGCATATAAAAAATTAATACAAAACAAAAATTTTAATATTTCTTTTGAATACGGAATCATAATAAATGGAAAATTCTATCCAAATAATATGAGTTATTTTGCTGGTATATGGTTTGTGCCTATAGAGAAAAAACTTGATGATTTAAACCATCCCTTTGAAGAAATTATTATAGAAAAAACTTTTTTAAAAAAATTAGAATTGTATCAAATTGTAGATAAAGAAGGTTATGTGATTCATGTAGAAGTTGCTAACCCCGGAAATAATTTTAAACAACACTTTTTTGAAAATTATGATGTCAAAGTTGCAATGAGAAAATATAAATTAAGCAGACTAAAATTACAATTTGAAAATTAATGTCCTCTTTCTTCTTTATATTTTTCATAATCAAAAACAAAATAATCTTTTGTTCCTTCATCATCAAAAGGATCTCTCATATTTACAAATTCACCATATTTCAGAATCGCATTTAATATAGAACCTCTGATTCTATAAGAATCACTGCCAAATAATTTCTTTGATTTATCAATATTGCTCATTTCTAAATATTTAAAATCTTCTTCTGTTGGTTTAGGTGCATAAAGAGTCCATGATAAATCAGTTTTTCTAGGTGGAAGTAAATTATTAAAATTAATTCTTATTTGATATGAACCCTTTTGTTTTGGTGCATATCTAACATCTGATTTTTCAATATATCTGAAAATTAAACTAGCTCTTTCGAATAATAAACATTTGATATTCAATCCTTCTGGATATGCGAATAAAAAATGTGTTACATCACCAAATGCGACATTCAACATCTTCCTTGCTTGATTATTTCCAATTTTTGCTAAAACCTCATTAAGAGGTAAATTTTTAAGTGTAGGATACATTTTATCAATAACTGATTTTATATTGCCTAAAACAGGTCTTTCGGTACTACTATCTAAAAATTTAACACTGATTTTTTTACCGTCTGATAATTCAACGTCCCATTTACTTGAAGAATTTTTATCTTTCTTTTGTGCAGTTATACCATTATATAATCCTGCAATTAAACCTTCGAAACTATCACCCCTTATAGTTTTAGTTTTAATTAAACTACTCAAATAATCATACATTCTAATTTTATTAGAAGGCTTCATTAAACCAAAATCTGAATCCTGACCTATTATTGGGCGATTGAAATGTGTTGGATGTTGTAAATCAGTTTTATATTTAACTTCACTACCTACAATTCTTTGAATGATTTCAGTTGCATTATCCTTAGTGATGGGTATTGTTCCATAAGTTCTTAAAATCTTTCTTATTCTTTCGTGTAAAGTGTCTGATGTCTCAGAGTTTTCATTAAGAAAATTAAAATAAGTCTTCAAATATTTGAATTTTATTTTATATATTAATTTTTATTTTCAAATATTTTTTATCAAATCTTGAAAGTGTTTATTGAATATTGTTTCTATTTTTTCTTTATAAGACATAGGAAACATAATAGAATCATGAATAGTAAATAAAACAATGTTTGGATAAGTGTCATATATCTCCTTAATGACTTTATTATAAATAAATTGACTTTCCATTTTTTGTAATTCATGCGACAATTCTTTATAATTATCTCTTAAATCTTTAAATTCCAGAATATATTCATATATTGATGGATAGAGTTTTTTAAAAATTTTATTTTCTTTTTTAGTTTCTCTATTTCTACCAAATAAAACTTTATAAATTAATTCTTTAGCATCATTCCTAGTTTCTACATCTGAATTTTCGACAATATCATCATAAAGAAGTCCGGCTTTCACAAGATCAAAATATTTTTGTGTGTCTTTATTTATGATTGTTAATTCTTCCTTCAATAATGCTGCAAAAAAAAGTGGTTGTGAATTTTTTATATCAATTTCGGTTAGGATTTCATTGTTAATTGTTAAATATGAATTTCTTATTTCTTTTTTAAGAATCGTATAATTTGTGTGAAATCTACCGAAATCATCAAAATTAAAATAGATATTATTTAAACTTATATTATCAACAGATAATAAATTAGAAAAATATTTCGAATCTTCTATTAGATCATTATTTTTTAATGTAGTTAAAAAATTCATAGCACCTTCATAATCTATTTGAATTTTATTTAATGATTCCACCAGTCTTTTTTTCACATCGATGCAAATCAGATTTTGAGTCATTTCAGTTATAGATGTTTCATATCTATTTTTACATTTTTTTAATATAAATTTATCATAACTTTTCCATCGTACAACATCGTAAACATACTTAGTATCAAGCTTATATGAATTTGTTTTTTTGCCGACATAATATTTTGAAACTAAACTCATAAACCCATTTTCACATAAATAATTTATATAATAATTATAATATTCTCCGTATTTTTTACGAAGAATTGTAGATGATAAATTAAATTTTATTTCTAGATTATTGCTGAAATAATATTTTACTAATAATTCATGTATAATATTAATGAGATAAGTGCATTTTAAATTTATGCCTTTGTATTGAATTTTATTTTGCTGTGTAAGATATTGGAAATCTTTTGAAATGAATTGAGAAATTCCATCCTCAGTTGGAGTGACCACGAGTGTTATTTTTCTTTAGTATATGAAAAAGAATTAAATTTGTTTTTTAAATTTATTTTTTAATATATTTACAATAACTTCAATCAAACTTTTAAAGGCAAATGCTCCTGCTCCTACACCAAATATCAGTACTTTTTGTGGCAATGTATCTAAATTTAATCCTTCTTTAGAAATTATCTCTATTATTGCCATATATATTGGCACACCTAAACCCACATACGCTAACATATCAGTAAAAACATCCACTATTTTTCCAAAACTTCTCGATACGAAACTAAATATCTTATATAATGACAATAAAGATTGTTTAACCTTTTCTACAAGTGAAGTTAAATCATTTTTTTCTAATTCTGATTGAATTTTTTGAACATCTTCAGTTGCAAGATGAAGAATCTGAGCAATAGCAAATATTGTTAATAATACAATTTGTTCTGGTCCTATCGCCGGTATATTTGAATTTTTTACAAGTGCTTCAATTACAGGATATAAGACAGTTACACCCATTTGAAATGTACCAACAAAATATAAATTCAATCCTAATTTTTTAATTATCTTATCTTGAACAGTTCTATAAATACTAAATTTCTTATCTTCCATAAGCAATTCATAATCAAAACTTTCGTTTATTATATGAAATTCAAATGTTTCTAAATGCTTCATAAATTATATTTTTTTCCTGTAACTTCGTAATCTTGAATCAATATTAGCATTTGATATTTCAATCCTATATACATAAAACATACTTTGAATTATATTATCATTTTTATCATAAAGTTCTATATATTGATTCTTTATTTTTGATTCTAAATATTTAAAAATATTTAACATTGCTTTGTCTTTTTTCGCACTTCTGTCATATAAACTATAACCATAGTATTCAAATAATTTTGTTATATCAATTTCTGATTCATCATTCAAAGGTGTATCTTTATGTTTTTTCTTAAACAAATTAGTTATAAAATTTCCATATAATGTTAAATGCTTCATAAATTATATTTTTTTACATCTCCTCTTTCTTCTGGTGAAAAATGTTTCGGAATTGAAAGGTCTTCTGGTGGTATACCATTATAATAGTTATCTTCATCTTTTTCAGTCATATCACCAAGATCCTCAATTTTTATATTATTTTCATCAAATGATTTAATAACAAATACTGTATCATCAAAACTTTTTTCGTCCAATAAAAACAATCTAACATCTAAATAATCTGTACCTTTTTCATGACCAATAGAATTTACATGAAAATACATATCAGGCATAGGTTGACCTTCAAAATCTGGAATATTTGACATTTTATAATGATTACCTTTCTTAAAGAATTTTTTAGTTATTGCTTCATTTAAAAATTCCGTATATTTCTCTATTTTCATATTAAACATTATATTTTTTCATATCATTATATAATTCTATTTCATCTGTCGTAGGTTTTTCTATTTCATCTTCCGTATATGAACAATCCAGTTTTGATACCCATTTTTCTTGAAAATCATTAAAATCAACCCAATATTTATTTACACCTTTCTTGTCCTCTCGCGAAAATCATTCCAAGTTCATTATCTTTTTTCCTTTTAACAATATCTTTTACTTCATGAAGATATGTATCATCAGGTTCTGGATCTAAACTGTGTTTGTGCCTAAAATCAATATGTCGGACATTTTTCTTCTTGAATAAATCAGTTATAAAATTCTCATATAAGGCTAAATATTTCATCTAACTATATATAATTTTTTATTATCAAATTTTTTTCTAACTTTGTAGAAAAATAGTAATATAAAGTTTATGAAAGCAATAGAGGGATTTTTCAAGGAATACAGATTTTTAAGTAATTTTCATGTGAAAGAATTTACTTATAAAGGCAAAACTTATCAATCCTCTGAACATGCTTATCAGGCTTTCAAAGCAACAAATGAAGAAGATCATGAATTTGTTAGAATGTCACCGACACCCAATGACGCAAAGAAAAGAGGTCAAAAGATTACTATGAGACTTGATTGGAATACTATAAAATTCAATGTGATGCGAGAAGTCTTGATTGAAAAATTTAAAGATGAAGAACTTAAACAACTATTACTTGCTACAGGTGATGCATATTTAGAAGAAACCAATTACTGGCATGACAATGTATGGGGAAATTGTACTTGTGATACTTGTCAACATTACAAATCACAAAATAATTTAGGAAAAACATTAATGGAAATAAGGAAAAATTTATGAAAAGATTTTTAACATTTAATACAAAAGAAAAAAAGTTTATCAAAATGGCTAAGCAATCTGATAAAGGGTTCTATTTAGTTGCTTTGACAGATAATCTTATCAAGAAACTCATGGAAACCAAAAGAATTTGTGAGGAAAATAATGATGAACTTTATATTGTATGGCAAATGAAGTTCAAACCCCAAAATTATATTCTTTATAGAACTTGCAAACTTTCAGATCCTGTTGATGATATTTATAAACAACCAGTATCTGTTGGTTATCAAATGAAAACAGAAATAGTTCAAGGTAAAAAATTTAAGGTAACATGCTCTGGTTCAAGTTTTTATTCCAAAGATGAATCATTTGTCAATGTACCTGTACTTAATCCAACACAAAGTAGATATTCTAAATATTATAGAAAACCGTCAAATACAAATGCTGATGGTAAAAAATACAATGATATCTTCTTGTTAGATAGAATGTTAAAACTTGGTCAATTATCCTTAAAAAGCGAAGACAATGAATAATATGATTGATGAATTTTTATATGAACCAGCCTTATTAAAATGGATCAAAAAAATGTTTTTGCATTCTGAAGAAAAACAATGGTATGAAACATATCACGCTTTCGATATTCATGGTGTTATATCGAAGCCAGATTATAGAAAAACTACTGATAAGGGACAAGAATTTTCTATAAACTATTATCCATATGCAAAAGAAACATTACAATATTTAACAAAAAATCGTCCTGATATGATTTTATTTCTTTTCACATCTTCATATCCAGAAGAAACAAAAAGTTATATGGATATATTTAAAAAAGATGATATTCATTTTAAATATGTAAATGAAAATCCTGAAATTTCAGAATCAAAAGGTTCATTTGGTTATTATTATCAAAAACCATATTGGAATACTTGTTGGGAAGATAAATCGGGCTTCGACCCCGATATCGATTGGAAACCGATTTATGATTATTTTGTAAATTCTAAATATAAACCAAACCCTGATTGGAGTTTTAAAACAAATGAATCTTATCACAAATAATCTTCACTATTTTTTGAATTTTGATTTTGAGAAAATATAAATTACAAAAACTCAATAATTTACAAAATGAATCTTAATATAATATTATCAGAATTTAAACGACTTCAATTTCTTGAGTATAAATATTTACAGGATTTAATGCCTGATATCAAGTCAATTAGCATCTTTTGTGATAGAGAATTTGAACATATTAGTTCATCAGGTATTCGCACATTATTAAAATTTGGCACAGGTTATCAATACATAGTAAAATGAGTCACGAAAGTAATTTCTTCAAATGTACTTACAAAAATAAGAAAAATCAAGTAAAAATAAATTGAAATGAAAGTTGTATGTGTAAATAACATTTCCATTGTTGCAAATGAATCTATATTAGAATATTTAAGATAAAAAATTTATTTTTTGTAGTTTTTGTTTACGATATTCTTTTTCAGTTAAAAAGAAATTTTCTATTTTCATATAATAAGTGTAAAATCCTAAATCATTACAGATTAAATATTTAGTTCCTTTTATCTGTTCAGTATTATAAAATTTGCCTATTGTTAGAAAATTGAAATTTTGAAATGAAAGGTCATGACGAAGATGAATAATTTTTTATATTTTCAGAAAAATATTTTAATTTTGTAAACATTTAAAAATAAAAATATGAAGCGAATTAATGAAATCTTGAAAAGCTTGAATTTTCCTAAGTTTTATGATAAATCATATGAGGAAAATGGTGAGGTTTATTATTGTTTTGATAACTTTGCTGTAAGAGAATACAATTACAATGATAACAAACTCTTTCTTAAGAGTATACCTTTCACAGAAGAAACTATTCATACTGATGATGTTGAATTCATTATTCAGTATCTCAGATATTGTTTATTTTGTAAACTTGATAATAATGTAAAAAATTATCTTTTCAAACTTGTAGAAGAAAGAGATTATAATCACGATTCACCAAAAATAGAAAAAATTATTGAAACTTTTTCAGAAATAGTAAGAAAACTTGTACTTTTTGGTCCTAAAACATCAAAACACACTAAACTCACCAAGAAAGAATTAATCAAAATATGTAAATTGTGTAAATTTAAAAATGAAGGAGATAAAGAAAAATTAAAAATCTATAAAAAAGAACTAAAGAAAATGTTAAATAAAATGTCATAATATTTTTTTATTCAGTTAAAGATCCGTATCTTTGTACTGTTGAAACGATATAGTATAAACCTCATTAAATAAAAAAAATTATGGCACTTGGTAAGAAAGTAGTAGCAGCAAAGAAAGAAACCGTAAAAAAAGACACTCATCCTGTTTCTATTGTAAAAGGTCAGGATTTCGCAGAGAAACTGAAGAAGTTCGTAACCATCAAGGAAGAGATTAAGAATCTCACCGCAGACCAGAAGTCAATCGAAGGTGACATCAAGGCAACCGCACTTGACGAATATAAAAAGATGTACACCAACCTGAAACGCAATCCCGAATCTATGAAGGTTCAGAGTGAAACTGGTGATAATGTTATGTTCATCGTAATGAAGAAGTACACCGGAGCAATGGACGAAGACCGTGCCACCGAACTTCGTGAAAAGTATGGCGAAACCTTCGTGGAAGAAAAATCTGATCTGATTATGAATCCTGAACTGTACGCCAAATACGCCGCAAAACTTGAAGAACTCATTCTTGGTGATGCCAACGATTTTATGACCGATGAAGAAAAAGAAGAACTCTTCACCAACAAGGTGACTTACAATATCAAGTCAGATGCAATCAACGAAGCTTTCACACTTGGTAAAGGTGATGTTGAAGGACTTATCTCAGATATCAACCCGGTTCTGATGCTGAAAGAAACACGATAGTAAATAATTTATTAAAGTAGCAGGGAGCAGGAAAGTCAACAACAAAATATGTTGGCTTTCCTTTTTTTGGTTATTAATATTCAATTGATTTATTCTTTTCAAAACTATTCAAAATATATTTTCCATTATCTCTTACAACAAAATCTATCCTTAAAGGAATCTTACCGATTTCAGAATCTAAAATAAAATCAGGTACTTCCAGTCCAGAATTGTAGGATATCAATTCCTTTTGAAGATTAATAAATTTTTCTATGTCCACTCTAAAATGAGAGCCACCAGATATCTTATCCATTTGATATGCGTAATATGGACGAACTCTGTTCTTTAGCAATTTGTGAAACAATTCTTTTAGTATATTTGAATCATCATTAATTCCTTTAAGAATAACTGTTTGTGAACCAAGAATACATCCACCATCTATTGATAATTTTTTACAAGCTTCTATAAATTCTTTTGTTATTTCAGCTGGATGTGTCACATGAAGATTAATGTATATTGATTTTATTTCATTATATCTTTTTAAGATTTCAATTAAACCTGAATCAACTCTAAATGGCAAAACAATTGGCATCTTAGTGCCAATTCTAACTATATCTACATTTGGAATTTCTGTTATTTTATTTAATAAAAATTCTAATTGTGAATTAGTGAGCATTAAACCATCACCACCACTAAGTAAAACATCTTTTATATCATTATTCTTTATATATTCAAAAGCATCTTCCCAATCTTTTTTATTAAAATTTTTATCATTTCCAACCATACGAGATCTTGTACAATACCTACAATAACTGGCACACTGTTTAGTTACGGTAAACAATACTCTATTCGGATATTTATGAATTATACAAGCCGTTTTCTTATATTGCTCTTCGGATAAGGGATCACTATTCTCATAATCAGATATTATAAATTCTTTTTCTGATGGAATAACAGTTCTTTTTAATATTGGGTTGTCTTTTATTAATTTTAAATAATACGGTGTGATTTTAATCGGTAGGTTCGGTAGATCTATTATTTGATCTTCTTCTAAATTTATTTTTTTCAATTCTTCTATTGTTGTGACTGAATTAGCAAGTTGTTTATGCCAATCTTCCCAGTCGAAACCACAAGCGTCTGGTTCTATTTTCATTTTAATTTACTTTTATCCTCCTTTTATTTTTTATTTGTTTTTTGTGCTATATATATTCTATTTTTTAACAAAGTTTATTCTATTTTTTATTATATAAGTAATTGATTTACAATCATATAAATTGAATTAAACATTAATATTTTTTATATATATAATAAAAAAAGAAAAATATGAAATTTACTATTTTTACTGCATTTTATAACTATATGGACACGTTTGATGAATTGGTTGAAAGTGTGTTATCACAAACCTATACTGATTGGGAGTGGATTGTTGTTAATGATTTCAGTGAAAATCCTGATGTTGAAAAAAAATTAATTGAATTAGGAAAAAATTCTAAAATTAAAAAAATTCAAACAACAACAAAAAAAGAATTTTATTTTTCACCACCTTTTGAATATGCTTCGGGTGATATAATGATGGTAATGGATTCTGATGATGTAATGCATCCTAAACTTCTTGAAGTTTATAATTATAATTTTAATAAATTTCCAGAAGTTCAATTAATATCAACAAATTCAATTATAAAAAATGATTCTATAAAAGGCCAATTACGATCTTATCGTCATATTCATTATAAAGAAAATAGGCATTTATACGAAGCCATGTTGGATCAAAACTTTGAGTATAACTGGGGTGACTGTAGAGCATGGAGAAATAATATTTCAACTTTCGAACCTAATTGCAAATGGCAATTTTGTGGCGAAGATTATATTAAAATGTTAGTGAATGAAGAAAAAGGTAAAATTTTATACCTTCCTAGAACACTACACACATATGCTTTTAGAGAAAAATCAATTTCTCATTTAGAAACATATGGTGCTGATCTAGCAGGCGAATTTGACAATATGAAAAAAGATTCAGATTCAAGAATAGATAGAACAAATCTTAATTCTATAAATAAATATTATGACAATATTTATTATCAAACTACACCATTTTATCTCTCCAGATTAAATATAGAAAAAAATAAATGTTCTATTGAATATTTTTCACCTACATCTACTTATGAAGACAAAAGAATTTTAAGAGAACTTTATTTTGATCAAAATCTTTATTTTTCTGAAACAGAAAATGTTGATTATTTGATTGTAAAGATAACCAGTATAGATGATTTAAATAGATTTATGGATAGAATTAAACAAGGATTTCCAAAAAAACAACTTATGATTGAAGTTGATATAAAAATAGTAAACGAATCAGATAAGGAATTCTATAATGTTTTACCGCCTTGGGGATGGTTTGAATTTTTCAAATTTCATATATATATTGTGAACTACGATTAACTAAAGTTGTTGTCTAATTTTTTTAATTTAAAAAATATCCGTACTTTTGTATTGTTGAAACGATATATTTCTTAAAATATATATTATGACAATCAATCAAGCAGTTACTTTAGCAAAGAATTTACTTGGAAAACATAATGAATTAAGAGGATGGAGAATCACAACTAATAGACGTAAAAGTTCGTTCGGAGTTTGTTCTTATACCAAAAAAGAAATTCAACTTTCATATTTTCTTATTCCCGAATGTACTGAACAAGGCGTTATAGATACAATTATTCACGAAATTGCGCACGCTTTAACACCAGGACATCATCATGATAATGTTTGGAAAAGGAAATGTATTGAACTTGGCGGGAATGGTCAAAGAGTTGGTGAAGACACTAAATATAAGAATGATAGAGTTGATGTTATGGAAAAAATTAAAAAATATACTTTAACTTGTTCTGTTTGTGGTGAAAAATATTATGTTGGTAGATTGCCAAAATATACTATGTCTTGTGGAATGCATGGTATTAAAGGTTTTAATCCCGATTATAAATTAATTGTTACTCAAAATTACTAAATTATTTTTTATTTCAAAAATTTTCCGTATCTTTGCCTTGTTGAACGGATATAGTATAAACCTTTTAAAAATAAACAAAATGAACGAAATGATGTTGACTGGTTTTGGATTTGAATCTTCAAGTAAGATTAAGCCCAATGTAAATTTTGATAAACCTGTAAATGTAGTTTTTATTGATGAATCCGATCGAATCGATACCTGTAATTTGCCCGAATAAAATGAAAACTTTAACTATAAAATCAGAAAGATTCAACAAATGCTTTTTCTACCATCTGACATGGCAATTAGCAAATCTGAATGTGGTATGGTTTTAGGATACAATTTTGTTTATAATTTCTAAAATAATCAACTCTATTATATATCCTTAATTTTTAGTATTAACCTAATAAGGTGTCACGGACCCCCGAATTAGAACTGGATTGGTAAATGAAAATTAGAAATGGAAAAATGAAAATTAGATATGGATTGGTAAAATAGATGAATTATGTTAAAATGTCATAGTCCCCCGAATTAAGATTATAAAAAATGTAATAATATAATATATAGAAAGCCGAAAAAGCAAAAAATAATAGAATGGAAAAGCCACCTTTAGGGTGGCTTTCTTTTTTACTCTAAGTGTGATCTTAACATCCAAGCATCTTTTTCATGTTCTTCAATTAAATCTTCTAAATATTTACTGGTTCCATTATCCATTTTTTCATCTTCTAAAAATTTCCTTATTTGTTTAATGATAGTTTCATAATTTTCTAAAATTTCTTTAATCATTTTTGTATCATCAGGAACAGAAGAATCTGTATATTCTTTTAATTCAGTTTCTTTTAAATAACCTTCTAATGTACCTATAGGTCTTCCACCAATCATTCTTATTCTTTCTGCGATACCATCAATATCATTAAAAAATTTATCATACAAATCATTAAAAAAACTATGAAGCGGTCCAAATCTTTTACTTACTATTATCCAATGAAAATTCCATATTTTCATAAATAACACAAAATGATTAGATAATAATTTATTTAAAAATTCAATTGTTGGTTCTTTATCTTTAATTCCAATATCACCATTATCAAAACCTTCAAATAAAGAGAATGGTATAATTTTATTTTTCATAATATTTTTATCTTTATATATAAATTTTTAGTTTATTTTTTTATCTCACTGATTTTTTTTATCTTTGCATTATGATTGAAACACAAAAATATACAACTGAAAAAATAATCTCTATCATAGAGGTATTAAAAATTAAATTTCCTGAACTTGAGATTACTACATATCTTGCTGATCCTCGTTTTATCAAAGTATCTCAATGTTTAGGAAAACAACGGGTTGATACAATTTCAGTATCTATAACACACACGGAACTTATTCACATCTTTGAAGCAGAACAAATCGCAAAATCTTAATTTATGATATATCAACCATATTCTACTTTTCGTTATATTTATCCGCCAAGACCGGAGTATATTATATCACCAGATAGACTTAACGGATATGAAAAGGATCATTTCATTCAAGTTAAAATGAATGGCAGTTGCTGTTTAATTTTCATTAAAGGTGATGAATTCAGATATTTTGGTCGTCATAAAAATGAAAATCTTACGAATTTTAAATTAAAAATCGAAGATTTAAAAGTTCTTAATTGTGGAAATGAAGATAACTGGAATGTTTTTGTCGGAGAATATATGAATAAAAGTCAAACAGGACTTGATGGTAAAATTTGGAATCACAAATTTGTAATTTTTGATGTTCTGGTTTATAACGGTGAATATCTTTTAGGTTCAACATTTGAAGACAGAGTCTCATTATTAGATAAAATTTTTGGTACAACAGATGAAAATGAATATCTTTATAAAATAACAGATAAAATTTTTAGAGTTAAAACTTTTTATGATAATTTCTTAGTAAGATGGAATGAAATTATAAAAGTTGGAATGTTAGAAGGTGTAGTATTAAAAAAGAAAAAGCAAAAATTAACCAGAGGATTAAGTGAAAAAAACAACATGTCTCATAAATGCCGTAAACCTACTAAAAATTATAGAAATTAATTCCAATTTCTATAATTTTTAATATCACTTAACCATTTATGTCTTATACATATATTATATAATACTTTATTTTCAAATTTTGTAAAGTCTTTTAAGGTATCACAATTATTTGATTCTAATAATATTTTTTCTTTCGTCCAATATTTTTGTGGTTTTGAATTAAGTAATTCAAAACCACAAATTTTGTATTAATATTTTTTTCTAATTCCTTGATTCCATTAATATTCAATTTATTCAATAAAATATCCAATTCCATCATTCTCCTAACTCTTTTTGACATTGTATATCCCTCACTTTTACACATGTGTAAAAACGAACATAATAATACCATACATTTATTAGCCAGGTTTTGAAAGTCATATTATAAGACATGAGAGAGAATTGTTTTTACAATCCAGATATTGGTTTATAGTTATCAACTAGATAATGGTTTCCTTCAGAATCCATAATGATATATGTCATTTTTATGGTTTTATCATCCTCGTCTTCTTCATAGATTGGATCTACATAAAATTCTTTAATCTTAACAATATGTTCTTTACCATCCCAATCTGTAAACTCAACTTTTTCAAAACCTTGTAAAATTTTATTTAATCTCTTCATTTCATCTGGAGAAGGTTTATGCCACATATCAAGTTCATGCACAATTTCTTGTTTGTTTTCATTCATGAATAAATCTTCATTCAATTCATTAATATCTTTAATATATCTCATTTTAAAGAATTTTATTTGTATATATTAAAATATATTCTAATTTTTTTAAAACGGCCAACCAAGGCGTTTATCATTTTTTGGTGCCACCCTATTTAAATATTCATCTTCAGTCCAAATTTTATAATCATACTCAGGTTTAAATTCTAAAGTATAAATTTTAATTTTTCTTTTTTTTCTATTCTCTATTTTATTACTCCTATAAGGATATATTATATCATTATAATTTGACCAACCTCTTGATATCAATTTATTCTCTCTATGTGAGATTCTATTCATATTATACAATTTTGACCACTCATTAATTATATATGTTTTTGATAAACAATGTATTATCGCATCTTTACATGCTTCCTTTAATATTATTTTTTCGTCTTGTTTTTCAATAAAAACACCACAACAACTAATATCTACATTTTTAATTAGATCTCTATATTCTTGTTGGTAAGCTGAACCTATATTCTGTTTGATTCCACCTTTCCAAGTAGGTCTGATAATTTGTATAATTTTTTTGTTATCATTCATAAGTGTCCAAGGTTCAGAAATTAATGATATTCCATTATACATATTAAGTGTATCTTGATCAAATAAATCAAGTGTTTGATAATTGTACTCCTTTTTCAAGAAAGATCTAAGTAAATATGCTGAATTAGGCATACAAAGTATATCAACATCATGTATTTCTAACGCAGCAATGCTATCTCTAACAGCACCACCATAAATAGTTATATAATCTGATATTTCAAATAACTCTCTGACATCAAACTCTATATAATCCGATATTCTTTTTTCAATCTTTTCCTGTAAATCTTTAAGTGTGAACATATAAAATATACATATTTTTAATTTAAAAGTTGACTATTTTTTATTTTGGGAAAAATTCCATATATTTGCAATAAAAACTATGAAATTATTGGATGAAAATTTAATGGAAGAATTGATTAACCAAACATGGCGTCATTCCAGACAAACACAATTTCTTTTTGAACTTTGTGATTCTAACTTTGAAAAGTTAGTTGAATTAGAAAGGAAATTGAAGAACAATTTTGTAATGTATGTGCCCGGTGACAAAGAAGGTGTTGATTATGTGCTAGGATTAGGTGAAGGTAAAAGTTGGTTTAAACTTGAACCAAGATTTGATTTTGTTTGGGGTAAAAATGAACTTCCTTCCGTCAATGATTTTTCTATGGAAAAGAAAATGAGGTACAAACTATTAGGTTATTCTAATAAATTTGAAGAATATTGCTATCATCTTAAATGGACTGGAGTTTATCCTTTACCAGTTGTTAAAAAAGAAGAAACTAAAAAAGTAGTCTCTGAACCAACCTTTGTTAAACCAAAACCTGTAAATAAGCCAAAAGTAAAACAGGTATCTTTTGTAAACACTAAAACAGATAAAAAACCTGTTGTTTTAAATAAGGTAAACACTAAAACAGATAAAAAACCTGTAGTATCAGATGCTGCAGCAAGATCAATGATTGGTGATTTTCTTAAAAAACAATAATGCAACAAAAATATAAAAATATCTGTCAAAGAGTTCTTTATATTGATCCTATAACAAAAAATTACATAAAAAAAGATAAACGAAAATTTGATTCATTAGAAGATGCTATTACAGAAGCAAAAAGAATCAATGGGTTGAAAATAAACATTCATAAAGTAGTGGCTTATAAGTGTAATTTTTGTTTCAAATATCACATTGGAAAGAACAGAACTTTACTGAAGTAATTTTTTATTTCAGTAAAGTTCCGTATCTTTGCAATGTTGAAACGATATAGTATAAACCTCACTAAATATAAAAAATATGGCAAAGTCAAATCTCCCCACGATTATTCTTCCAGTAAGAAAATCCAATGTTCTTGAAGATAATAAACTTTGGAAAAACCGTTTTGAAATTCATTCTGAATCATCTGACCGTGTTTATATTGTATCACAGAATATCGCAAAGGGTCATATGGGTTGTTCCTGTATGGGCTGGAGGCGTTATCGTACTTGTAAGCATCTCTCCGCACTTGGTCTTCCTGGTCACGAAGAACCTGTAAACCTTAAACTTAATGTAAAGTAATATGAAAGAAATTTGAAACAATAATTTCACAATATAATCTAAATCTTATGAAAAAATTAAAATATTTTTTATTTCACAATGTTGGCTATCGTATTCAAGAAGTAATTTATGATTATGAATGTAAACCATATAAGGGATATATCCTTTATTACGAATGGTCTATTTTTGGTATCCATGGCACAGATACAATTGCAGTCTGCTGTAGTAAAGATGCTTTAGATAAAGAACTATCTATCAGAAATTTAACATTTGATACAATACCAATGTATAAAAAATAATTTTTTTGTATTGAATATTTTTCGTATCTTTGCACTAATTGAAACGATAAAAAACAAAAATATGGCACGACCCAAGTCTAATAAACCGAAAAAAGGATTTTGCGAAGGTTATAAAACCTATGATACCACAACCGAAGGTTATGGCGATGCAACACAATGGAAACAGGCATTTAACCAGAGAATGGGTTATGATGAAGCCGCAACAATTCTCGGTATTGAAGATCCTTATACCATTCTTGAAATCCTTGTAGGTGCAACTCTTGCTGAAATCAAAACCCAATATAGAAAAATGGCTATGAAATGGCATCCAGATCGCAATCCTGGTGTAGATACAACCGAAATGATGCAGAAAATTATCGCAGCATACACATTTTTAACTGAAAAATAATGAACAGAATCACAATTAATGGAAAGACATTTAATGTCAAAGGAAATAATATTTCCGTATCAGGCGATTCCATCACAGTTGATGGTGTTACTATTCAAAGTGAATTAAATGGTATTGTAGAAATCAAGTTTGAAGGTGATCTTGCAAATCTTGATGCTCACAATGTAAAAGTAAACGGAAATGTTACTGGAGATGTGGATGCACATAATGTTGAGTGTGGAAATGTTGGTGGTAATGTAAAAGCACACAATGTAGAGTGTAAAAATGTAACTGGAAACGCCAAAAATGTATCACGATAAAGGAAATTCAAAAAATTATGGCTAAAATAGAATTGACAAATAAGCAACTCAGATTGATACAGAAAGCTTTGGATTTCTATTCAAGAATTGGATCTTTACAATTTGAAGAAATTTTAAATCATCCAACTATTGATAATGCTGTTATTGAACGATTTTCCCCTCATAAAAAATTTGAAGTTGGTGATCATACAATGAAAGGTGAAATTGTAGAAATTGGCGATGGATTTATCAAAACTAAAGGTAATTGGGGTAAAGGTGAAGAAATTAAAACTTGGATTGATGTTGAAAAAGTAAAACCATTAACAAAGCTGGCACCTAATTGGCCAAACGTCCACAAAACAAATGATGAAATCATTATTTATTTAAATAAAATTAAATTTTTAATTTCTGGTGAAGATGGAAATTATGGAATTTACGATGAGAGAGTTGATGAAACCTGTAGAGAATCGTATGATATGATACAAATCATACGTCATGAATTTTGGAAAGAAAATCCAAATAAAAGCGCTATGACAGTAGATTCATCTTATAATTTAATACATCCAAATGAAGCAATTACAGTTAAATTGGATGATATTAAAGATCATAGAAAACGAAAACTAAAAAATATCATAAAATCAACACAAAAAAGGCGGTGAATTTTTTTTTATTCAAGAAACTTCCGTATCTTTGTACTGTTGAAACGATAGTATAAACCCTCTAATTTAAAAAATTATGAACGAAAAATTTTTCCTCGGCACAGAAGACAACTTTGAAGTTGATTCCCGAATGATCGAAAATGGAACAATGCCCGAAATGTGTATTAATGATCTAACAGATGCTGAAAAAGCAGAATTTTTTGGTAAAGTAACACTTGATTTTTCTCTTTCAGATGCTATTGAAATGACACGATGAACTACAACGATGAAAAAAATTTTTGAAAATTTCATTATTTATTTGTGTAGACATAACTACACAATAAACAAGGCACAAAAAATAAGTTTATATTCTATTTTTATTTATATTTTTCTATTATTGACCATTGGTGTATCTTGGCATTTCAAACCTAAATTTAGTATGCATATTAATTTATTGATCTGGTGGTCATTAATTTTTCTACTAAATTTAAACACTCTTTTTTTATATCTTTACAGAAAAAATTTACTTAAAATTCATTCTAGATATATTGATAAATTATATAAAGAAAAAAAAGTGATTGTCGGTTATCCAGATCCTGAATTTACATTAGGTCAAATATTTACATGTGGTTATAATGAAACGTTCAATGGTCATTATATGGGTAATGTCTTTATAGAAAGAGAGAAAATATTTAAATTCATACCATTGAAAAAAAATAGAAAATTAAAATTACAAAAACTCGCCAATTTAACAAAATAATGGATATAAAAGCATTCGAAATCGCATTAGTTGAAAAATTATCTAGAGAATTAGATAAACCTGAAAATTGGAAAAATAATTCTTCAGGTACAAGTTCAATTCAACATTTAAGAAAAAATTATCTTTTGTATTTATCAGATATTGATAAATCTGTATGTCTTATTGCTCCTAATTTATACAGTTTTGTAGATCCAAAATTAACAAATGGAATTTATCAAAAATCCATTAAAATTTTTGAGGATAACAAAATAAGATTGAAAAAAGAACTAGATGAAAAAATAAGAAAGTCTCTCATTGACGGCTTAGAATCAAGAGCATCAAAGCTTAGAGCAGCCCTCATCCGGCTTTATCAGAAATTTCAAAAGAATTACCCGATGAAGAACCTCTTGAAATCAATGAAAAAACACCGGAAAACAAACAAAACATTGAGTTAAAACTACCAAAGAAAAAGTTTTGGAGTAAATGGTTTTAAAAACCAATTTTTATTTATTTATATATACATAAATAAATTTTTATAATGATCGTTAAATCTATCAAAGAAAAATATCACTATGAATTTATTCATGACAATCTTAACGATCAATGGATTATGGTAGATTTATCTAATAAAAAATATAAATTTTATCACAGAATTAGTAATTTAAATCATAAAATTTATTCTAATCCCCAATGGGATAAATATAGATTAAAAAACTAATAATTTTTTTATTTCAAGAAAATATAATATATTTACATAAATATATGAAATATGATTTATTATCTATTTGTAACAATTTTTCTTTCATTCGAAATTCAAAAACTTTTTCAAATTAATTTCTTTTTCAAATTGAAATTGCTTTCAACAGAATATTCAGAAAGAATATCAAAGAGAACGAATTCAATTACAACACAATACACAAAAATTGCTATTGTGGAATTTGCATATTTAATAATTCTCCTAATAGGATTATTTACATTCAATGAATATTTTTTTTGTTTAATCATTCTATTGTCAGCATTACAAACTATAATGTTTAAAACAAAAAATAAAACATTCAAGAAAATTTGGTTCGTAATAGATATCGTACTTTCAATAGTATTATTAACATTAACAATTATTAATTTTTCTTATTTCCAATTAGATGGTATTCAATTCATTAAACATTTATTTAATTTTTAATCATGACACTCCGCAACTACACTCTTCAAGTAATTTGTATTAATCCAGCAAATTCTATGAAATTAATAAAAGGCGCAATTTATGAAGCATTATCAATTCATACCTGGACACCCCACCTTTTCTCAGGTAGGAAAAGAAGAGATATTTATATTAAATATGTTGGAAATTATGATACTAAAAATTTTACGCTATTAAATGGATCTTCATTGGATAATGAACCAGATTTTTCTCTGGAGAAAAAAAATCTTGATCCTAAAAAAGATTACACAGGTCAATTTGTTAGATGTAGATATAGTGGCACTTCAAAAACCTTAAAAGAAGGTGAAATTTACTACATAGAAAAAGAAAAAAAAGAAATAAGTAGAATTATGCTGGGCAACAGCCTGTCACATAAATTAAAAATTCGTGGTGTAAAAAACTATATCTCAGCTTATAAATTTGAAGAAATTGATATCAAAGAGCAAAGATATATTAAATTAAAAAATCTAAAAGGTGATAAAATAAAAACAGGAGAACAAACTAGAAAATTTCTTCTTTACTCTGAAAAAGAAAGAATAAAAATTCTTTTTGAAATATTAACAAAAGTAATAACAGATCTTAGCAAGATAATTGAAATTAACTCCGATATCGATATCATAACTTTAATGATTAAAAAAGGCAAAGAATATGATATTTCTGATGAAGATATTAGATCGTTTCTTAAAAATAAGATAGAAACAATAATCAAACCTTTTAAAAAAAGATAATACGGAAGAATTATATTATATGGACACAGATTAAATCTCTTCAAAAGAAAGACTCTTTATTTCAAGTGAATTGAAATTTTTTTCATCTGGATTCCAATTACCAAACCCCGAATTTAAAATCATATTCATAGTTCCTTGTGGAATAATTGAATGATTCGTAATTGTCCAAATTGATTTATTGTCATAAATAACTTCTAAACTATCTGTCTTCCAAATTAATACAAAGGTGTGAAAATCTTTATCCCACCTTTTCCATCTCCATACAGATTTAATAAAATCAGTACTATTAGCATAGGAATTACCATAAATAAAACCTGGACTTATTTTGTATCTATCCCAACATTTTTTTATCATTTGTTCTAATGCATCAATTTCAGGTGGCATACCCATTCCACCTTGAGATTTATCAGTCCAATCAATAAACCACCATGCAGGCCAAGATCCTCTAAACTGAGGAACTTTAGCCACTAAAGTATATTTTCCAAAACCATATTTATTTATAGAAGTAATAGATCCACCTTGATATTCTCTTGTTCTCTGCCGCCAAATCCAATCACCTTCACCTCTATACCAAGCAGTATTAGTTTTTTTAGAATTACCAAAAGTAAAAAAATTCTCAGTTAAACTTACTTCTTCTGTTTGAAAATTACAAACTCCACCCTGAGGAGAATTTCCAGCATGCTCAATATCTTCACATGGAGTTGATCCAGCAATGTGCCATAACGATGGTATTAAAAGATTAGTCATTATTTTAATTGTTTTTTAATTTGTATTTCTTTTTTTAAAAAAAAGTTTATTTTTGCTGTTCAGGAAGGGGTCGAACCTTCAACCTTCTGCTTCAGAGGCAGTTGCACAAACCAATTATGCTACTGAACAATTTGTTGCTCTAACAGGACTTGAACCTATACCGACCACCTTCAAAGGGTGACACACTACATTATGCTATAGAGCATTTTATTTGTTGCCACAGAAGGACTTGAACCTTCAACCTTCAGATTCAAAATCTGACGCTCTAAACCAATTGCGCTATGTAGCAATATTCTTTATTCTTCATTCTCTTCAAAATTCTCTTCAAAATTTCCTTTGTGCTTCTCTGTTCTCTTATATTTATATGGAGAACACATTTCACAACTACAAGGTTTACCACTTGTTTTATAACAAAACAAATTTCCATCTTCTTGTTTTAGTCCTAATTGTTCAAGTCTTTTTTTAAACTTCAACCTTGTCAATTCATTTCTTCTACCCTTATTCATAATTCTAATTTTTAAAGAAAAAAACCCAAACCGTTGCAGGATTGGGTTAAAAAAGATATAGTTCACCCAATCAGATTTACATCTGTTGTTGTTGAACCATATTTGATAAATTTTTCATATTATATATAGTATTATTTTTTACTAAGTTTTTTCTATCTTTATTTTTTTAAGGTATTCGTTTTTATCTATGGTATAGATAATAGTGCCAGAATTAGCAACACTATACATTTCACCCTTAGCCATTTTCTCCATAATCATTTTGTGATGCATAGGGTCTCTGTGAGTTACTTTACCAGTAGCTACATCTACATTCATGAAGCCATTATCTTTATGACTAACAAAAGTAAAACCTAAGGTATCAAGAGACTTACCATCGTTATGATCGGCATCCACCAAAAAAACGATTTTATTAACATTTATGACTTTACCTGCAATAGTAAGTGTTGGATAGTTAAGTATAAAATTGTTAAGTAATTTACTTGAACCGCCAATCACTTGGCAGTTAAGTTTAGTGGCTACTCTGATAATTTCTACATCGTATAAACCTTTGCCAAAAAATGGGTGTCCGAAGGTATAGATCATCAACAGTGTACCGGCGTTAATACCATTTTTTTCTTTTTTATTAAATAAGCCTAAATTAGTATTAGAACTTCTGTAGCCATAAAAACAATTTTCTAACAGAAAAGGTTTAAGTTCCTGATTAGTAATTTCTCTTATCTCACACTCTCTAGCATAAAATCTATTTTCAATCTTACCTGTAGCAGTTTTGATATAAGACTGAAGTACATTCCATTTACGCGGATAATTAGTAATTTCAATACCTTCAGCAGTTTTAAAATCATTAGTTTCTTCACATTCCCAATCCTTAATCCACATTGTTCGAATTCCTTTCGCTTTGTTATCCTTAGTAATGTTAATGAAATAATTGTGGGGAATACCCTTTATACCAAACCGTTTTTCATAATCCATTTTATGATTTTCACTATCAACATAGCGAATTTCAAAAGTGTTATTATTAAGATAAAATATATTATCTGTCTTAGTAAAAGGAATTGAGTATTGTGTTAAAAAATCTTCAATTTTTTGAAGATTATTAATATGACGAGTTTCCATAATTTATTATTATTTTTATTTTTTTTGTGTTCACGATACGTGAACATCGTATATTTGTGAACAATATAAATATTTCTCCAACATTATAATATTATCTCTTTACCAGCAACAATCAATTCAACAATTTCACCAAAATTAATCCCTTCCTCACTATCCTGCTCTAATCCGTGATATGCACCACCTTCTAATTCTTTCAATATTTTTTCATTTGTCCAATTATTTGGAACTTGAACAGTTACAGAAACCTCAGCCTTATAAGTTACCGAAACTTGTTTTGTATCTCTTAAATGATACTCGTATAAAGCAACTGTATTAAGTGCTTTTTTGTAATCTTCTTCTGTTATGTTATCCATATTAAAATCCTAAATCATCTTTTTTTTCTATCGCAGTCAACTCCTTAATTTCAGAATCTAACCTAGTAATAGTTTCATTTTCTTCATTATCAATATGCTCTTCAACTTCTCTAAGTTGAGCATTCATCTGAACAATCATTTCTTCTGCGGTAAGTTCTTTCATAATATTTTTATTTCCAAGTATATTGGAAATCTATTTTCATAGTTTAATATTAATTTTATTCATTTGTGCCGATGGCCGGACTCGAACCGGCACGGGATTGCTCCCAATGGATTTTCTTACTACTATAGTTTTCACTACCATTTCTGTTTGTAGTCTGGGCTTTGCCTTTACCATATCAATTTTGACTTAGGTATGCTCCGTCAAGTCTCTACACCTTCTTCATTTCTGAAGCTTGGCTCGGCGTTATCATTTTAAAGAATTCACCGAATTTGAAGCATTCTACATTTAAAGTTTCCCTTAAAGCACTCATTTTCAATCATTTACACAAGTCCATCTTGGCTACCAATTACAACACATCGGCATACTTAAATTTTATAATACAAATATACAAAAAAGTTTTTAATATAAAAAAATAATTTAGCCATTTTTTATTGTCTTGCCACTCACCTTATACTTTCTACCAAAGTTGCTATAATTCATTTCAGCAAAGATGCCATTCATCTTGGAAATTAAATTTTTTATATGCCTAGAAGGATTCGAACCTTCCTCGCAATTGTACCCCTAGAGGGAATCAAACCCCCACCTTAGCGTTCGAAGCGCTAAATGCTATTCATTACAACTCATAGAGGCATTAATTAATTTCAATTTATCTTTCCTTAAATAAATTGCTTTATATAAATTCATTCCTTTAATATCATCTGATAAACATTGCTCAATCATTTCATGAGTCTCATTTATAACAAATTCCTTAGAACAAACATATGAATCATCACCAGCATGCGCAGTATCAAAACCTATCATCCACCATTTGTCAAATTTTTTATAGTTTTCTAAAGTCACATCACCATCAAATTCTCTATCACCTATCCATTCTAAAAAATGATTTAGCATCAAATAATCACTAAAAGTTAATCCACCATGTGCAACAACACCTATATCATCATAATGCTTTCCATAAAAAGGATGATTGTGTGGCAATAAAACATAACCATTTCCCCAACCAAAATCAAAAATACGTTGATAAATTGGAATTTTTGTTAATGTTGACTCTATTTGCAATGTATATAATCCAAATTTCATAATTTTTTTTATTCTGATTTCTTTTTCAGTTTTTTTAATTTCTTGGGATAATACCAATAAACAATACCTCGGCTATGAATCCAATGTGTAAGGTATTCATATTCAACGTGGGCAAGCCGTCGAAGATGCTGGCCAGGTAATAACGCAGGTTTTTTCTTATACTACTAATACTTTCAAACATTTCATCACTCCATTCCCACCCGATAAAACCATTCTTTGGTTTATTTTTATCTATAATATTAATGTGATATCCTCTTCTTGTGTAATCTATAATTTCCGCTTTCAGGCCACAATAAACACTCATTGCAGGAACAAAGATAATAAAGTCACTCGATTTTTAGAGAGATGCCGTAATATTCATAGCACAAAATGTTACCAAAACTATCATGATTACTCTTATACCACTTAAGAGATTTAATCATAACAAATTCACCTATTCTATATTTGTGATTTTTCATTCATTATCGACCATTCTTTTCTGAACTTTTCATCTGTTTCTAATCTTTCAATAAATTCATCAATATTCAACCATTCTATGTAAAATTCACATTCATGCATATTACGACAATATTCATCATAATTCTCAAAATTCATTCTTAAATGTTCATCCATGTTATTTATTATTTTGTAGTTTTTGTTTTCTTGAATCTAAGCACAAAATCGTTTTTTTATAGTGTAAGGTCAATTCTGGGGTATATTTACCTTCGAAACGAACCGAAACATCATTTTAAAGTATAATGAACTTTATAAGGCACTAATAAACGATATTTAAAACCTTGGTTATTGTTATATGTAACTCTTCTTTCAGTATGGTGTGATGGAATCGAACCACCTATCTTCCCGCAAGTCTCCGGGACGAGTTAAGTATTCTTTTTCGGAATACGCCATTTCTCCAACACCAAGTATTATTTTTTTATATATAGAATAAAAAAAGTTTATGAACAAACAATTTATTTTATATTATTTTTCTGCTTATTTACAATTAGTATCTATGTAATTGATTATTTCGGATCAAATAGCCGTATAATAAAACAAAATCAAGAATCAGCAAAAATAAATACTGTCGCAATAAAACAAGATGATAGCATCAGTAAACTTATTCTTAAAAAAGATTCATTAATCATTATTAAAGAAGATATTATTATAAAAATTCTAAAAAAGAAATAATTACCACCTAATTATCTTATAATTAGGTCCTTTGCTTTTTACCATTTTTTTATCTTCTTCCAATTGAGTAACAATGCTTCTTACCATAGAATCACTTAAACCAGTTGTTTCCCAATAATAATGCACATCACCTTTCTTAGCACTCTTAAGAATTTCCCTTTTGATCTTCTTTAGAATTTCTGCTTCTACTCTTAACCTATTTTCTACTATACTCATTTTATAAATATATTAAATTTTTTCCAAATAAAAAAGCCAGCATCGAAGGAATTGAACCTTCTTTCATATACAATATATATAGTATCCTTCTACGGGTTTGCGCCTGCGGGTGCTGGTATTAAAGAGAACAGAAAACATTTTTTTGATTCCGCTTGGACTCGAACCAAGGATCTACACTTGCGAATAGGTTTTACCGACTAAACTACAGAGCCTGATTTTATTTTGGCTGGAAGTTTTCTTTAATCTCTGTGGGGAAAGAATCGATTCGAACGACTGACACACGGCTTTACATGCTTTTTGTAAGTGCGGTTAATAATCTTTAAGATATTTTTTGTATCAACAGATTACATCTTTTTTAACGCTGCTCTACCAACTGAGCTACTTTCCCTTTTTGGTGTCTTTATTGTATATTATTTACTATATCTGAATATCCTTTATTTTTTATTTGGGTTAACAGCCGAAATTTCAGGGTGGCACGGACCGTTTGGCCACTACGGCAACTGACCAATTTTGCGTTTGGTGTAGGATTCGAACCCACGATGGGACTTGCGTCTCGTTACGTTAACAGCGTAATATCTTCGACCACTTGATTAACCAAACATTTTTGTCGTGCAGAAAGGATTTGAACCTTTATCTTCCACTCACCAACGAATATCCACATTATCAGTGTGTCTCGGTACAGCACGAAATTTTGATGTCTCTCCATCAGTCACGACTATTTTTTGGTTGGAGTCCGTTTCTCCTTAGTCCTGATGGCTGGACTTGAACCAACAACCTTGACCTTATAAGGGTCCTGCGCTGACCAATTGCGCCACATCAGGTTTCTGTAGGCTCTCCTGAGGATGATTCAGGATCGAATGAGTATCAGTCATCCATACTAACCAGTTATACTAAGAGCCCATTTTTAATTTGTACCGTCAGGTGGATTTGAACCACCGCAACACTATGGTTGAAAGGTTTATGAGACCTCCGTAATAACCAACTCTACTCATGACGGCATTTATTTTAATTTTAAAAATTCTGAATGTAATCCACTATGAATTTCACCATGACAATTCATACACACCAAAACACATTTATCTAATTCATTTTTTATTTTTTCAAATGACCAATTTATATTTGAACTTATACTAAAATCTTTTTTATCAGGTTCAATATGATGAAAAGATAATGAATTTTCACATTTATTATATCCACAAATTTGACAACTTCCACCTTTATATTCAATTGCCTTTAATTTTTTATTTTTTCTCCATATTACTAATTTATCATATTGATAATTATTTAATTTAAAATAATTTAATCTAAATTTTCTTCTACATTTATCTGAACAACATTTTTTAGTACTTATAGATGATATTATTTCATTACCACAAATTACACAATTTGATTTTTTAGGATTAAATGGTATTCCTAATATTTTACCCAATTTATATCTTGTAAGATTGAAATATCTAGCCGTTTCTCTAAAATTTTTATTTTTATTATAAAAATCAATTATTTCAGACTTTTTAATTTCACTTTCCTTTAATTTGATATTTAAATTCTTACAATGATATGATATTGTGCTTTTAGCACAATTTAATATTTTTGCGATTTCATTATAGGACTTATGTTTATCTCTCAATTCTAAAATTTTAGTTTTTAACTTTTTCATAAAACATTTTTATTCTATATATAAAAATATCGAACTCTATTTTTTCTGGTTTTACAAAGTTTTCCAAAAGAGACAGAAGTGAGATTCGAACTCACGCAGGATTGCTCCCCGATCAGCTTTGCAGGCTGCGCCAATAGACCACTCTAGCATTCTGTCATGTAATGATTTTGATTTTTTCGGCTGAAACAAAATCATAAAAAACAAACACAGGCGGGTTATACGGGACTCAAACCCGTGATCCACTGAGCGACAGTCAGTTATGTTAATCACTACACCAATAACCCAAATTTTTTGTGGAAGTAGGTAGACTCGAACTACTGGACTCGAAAGAGAGAGGTTTTACAGACCCCCGCAATTGCCACTATGCGAAACCTTCACTGTGACAGAGTGATATGCATCCATTACACCACCAGATGGTATTTATTGTGCCACCGGAGGGTTTCGAACCCCCTAGCAAAGGTTTTACAGACCTGGCTTGCACCTGCTCGTTGGCAATTTTAATGAAAACAGAAAACATTTTATTGAATTGACAGTTCATTTTTTTAAGTTGCTGCAAGTTTTCTTTATTTTCGTACTCGATAGGGGATTCGAACCCCTGAGTGGATTACTCCACGCCAGATTGAAATTCTGGGAGCCTGGACCGCTAGCCGAATCGAGCATTTTGGTGGGTAGTCAACCCACCATTTATTTTAATTTCCAAGATGTCAAAGAACCTAAATTCTATTATAAACAAAAAACCCAGTCTTTTCAGAACTGGGTTGGTAAAAAATCAAGTTTTTTATAACTCACCCAGTTCGCATAGTATCCTCATCATTAATATTAATGTTGCGATAATCACATATCTGAACAAAGTTCAGATTTGAAATTAACATTTCAAGTATGTAACAATAGTTTCTCATTTTTTATTTTTTATATTTTATTTACATTTTCATCACCATCATTAAGAGTATTCCAATACTCTTTTAATGCTTCATAATTATTTTTATTTCTATCAGTTTTAAATGGCATTTTAAACCATTTTCTTAAATCCTTTATCAATTTGCTATTTAATTCTCCATTTATTGTTTTTAATTCATCATCAATATTAGATGGTATAATTACCTGAATTTCAACATTATTCATTTCTATATGAAAATGAGGAGGATTATGTTCTCCGGGGGTTATATTTCCATCTTCTCCGCCGCCATACACTTTTATTTTTCCATAATTTTGATAAAAAAAATCATTTTTATTCGTTATTTGTGCAAATTCAAGCAACAAATTATGTTTAAAAATATTAAATTCATTAATTATGTTCATTTTATATTTATTTTGTAGCGAGGATCAGAATCGAACTGATGTAATCAAAGGTTATGAGCCTTGAGGGTAGCCAGCAACCTCCTCGCGATATATTTTTATATTTTTTTCAAATTTTCTAAAAAATCCTTTGTTGATATTTTATAATCAGAATAATCACAAATTACTTGATAATTAATATTTACAAATTCTTTTATTTTTTCTAATATTTCTGTTGTTATTAACTTTGTGTTTACTTCACCTATTATTTTGAAATTTGGTATTGTAAGTGTAAAACAATCAGACATATCAAAAGTATTTTTCAAATTACAAACTTTAATTCTTTTCCAATGTTGTCCAGGATTTGGTCCTATCCATAATATAATATCTTGAATTCCAGTTGTTTTATCAGTAACATTTGCCATTTCTAAAAGTTCTTGTTCCTGATATTCTTTATATTCTAATATTTTCATCATTCTTTTGATTTATCTATTTTCTTTTCTAATCTCTGCATCAATTCTTTAACTTTTGTATTTAGACCTTTTTCAGTTTTTGGAATATCTTTATCATCTATTTTAAGTTGGTCAACGAGTTTTACAAATTTATCTGTTAGTTCTGATTGTTTTTTTAGCTCTTCAAAATTTTCTTGTATTTTCTTTTCTTGTTCCATAACAAAAAACCCAGTCATTTTTTGATTGACTGGGTTTTTCAAATGCCATATGCACAGATATTATCCAGTCAATTTTGATTCATCATCAATATTGTTCATTTCATTAATACACTCTATATATAAATTACGATACATTTTGTTTTGCTTTTTTGCGATTATTTTATTAGTTTAGTTCTTTTTGTTTTAAAAGTTTAATCTTTTTTATATATTATTTAAAAAAAGTCATTTTTTTCTATTTTTTGGTTTTTCGACGTTAATTATTTTTATTTTTAATTTGATAGTACAAAATTACGGATAGTTTTCGAATAAAAAAAATTACTGCTTAATTTTTAATAAAAAATTATTCAAAATCTGGTTCATCGTAACTAATCTTTGCACTACCGCCTTGTTTGACACCATTTTTATAATAATATCTACTTGGCGGATCACCAAAACCACTATCCCATTCACAATCCAACTGAAAGATCAATGTAGGATATTTTTTTGAAAATTCTTGAACTTCTTCTTCAATATTATAACCGCTACCTGTTTCATATGAAGATCCATCTTCATCTAAGAGATAGCCAGAATCATTATCTTCTATACGAAGTTGGTTAATAATTTCTTCAATTGGAACTGGCACTTCAATTTCTTCTAATGGTGTACCACATTCAGGACAAAATTTACCTTTTTCTTGGGTTTTACAAGTTGGACAAAATTTTGCTAACTTTGTTACTTCACCCTTAATTTTTAAGCTAAATCTGTTATCGTAACTCATAATTTTATTTATTTAATTTTTTATTTCTAAATTCTTCAAGTTTTTCAGCCACCATTATTTCTTTATTGAGTCTTTTCAATTCTTCATAATAACTACTTGGCTTTGCTAAGACTCTGCGATATTCACCAAGTAAAGTTAAACGCATTTTTTTAAGTTCTTTTGAAGATTGTGTTGTAGTTAGAAGTGCCATTTTTTATGTTTTTAGGTTTATAAACTCATATAACGGGTATACCAAGCATCATCATTTATATTTTCAAAAAAATCATCTTTCTCTTTATTAAATTTTTCTTCACATTTTTCGTCACAAACGAAATCGCCATCACCTAAATGTATGGCTTTCATTTCATTTTTAATTTCTTTTTTACAAACGAAAAATTCCATAGTTTTATTTTTACAAATGTACAAATTATTTTTCAATAAAAAAATTAATTCATTACAGGTATTTAATTCCACTTATGCAGACCGCACCTAGTCTTTTTCGGAACTAGCGTCACTTATGCAGATGGGTCTTTTTAGTCCTGCACCGATTACTGCTGCATTTCAAAGGGTCACGGTTTCCCATTTCGGTTAATAAATTATGTTAATAAGGTTTTCACAATAGAACCAACTTGTTTCATATCTGCTTTTCCAACAAATTCTTTATTTGCTAAAGCCATAACTTTACCCATATCACGAATTGAAGATGCATTAGTAATTAAAATAAATTCTTTAATTTTAATGGTGACTTCATCTTCTGTTAATTGTGTAGGAAGATAAGTTTTGAAAATCTTAATAAGTGTTTCTTCCTGAAGAACTAAATCTTGTCTTTCACCTTCAGCATATTGCATAGCAGATTCTGTTCGTTGGCTAACAAGTTTTTGAATAATTTTAATAATACCTTCATCAGAAACTTCTTTACCATCCTTTGCTTTTTCATTCTGTATAGCAGATTTAATAGTACGGATAGCATTTAATTTTTCTTCATTTTTTTCAATCATAGCATTTTTAATATCTTGATTGATAATATCTTCCATTTTCATATTACAATTTTTTAATTTTATGAAGTTTTTGTTTTCGTTCTTTTCTGATTTTACTCATTTGGCTTTCAAATACCGGATATGGCTTAGCACCGTGTGCTTTAATCATTGGTGTCATAATCACTTCAATATCCTGAAAATTTTCAACAAAGAAATGTAATTTTATACCTTTTATACCTTTTCTACTAATAGTCAATTCATTTTTAGTTTTCCAATAAGTACAAGTTATCTCATTCCCATTCAAGTAACCACCATCTTTTGTTTTAAAATCAACATTATAACAATAGTCTTTTGGTTTATTTGTTGGAGTTACATATTTACATTCATATCTCCAATTAAAATTACCATCATCGTAATATGTCATAATTTTTTACATTTTTTTGAGTTATAGGTTCTTTACATTTAGGACAAAGAACATATCCCATACCAGCTTCTGGTACAGATAGGTAGTCAAAAAGGTATCCACATTTTTGACATTTGACTTTATTATGATCTAATATTTCATATTTATCAACACCTGGAATAAGAGCAAGATGTTCACCGTTATCCCATTTTACATGAATTTGACCGATATCATCAGTAAATTGAATAGTACCTTCGTCACCTGATTTTAATTTTGTATAATCATCTAACATTTCTATTAGTTTTATTTTTAATTCTATTTTCATATCTGTTTATTGATAGTTCATTTAATTCATTTGTCCATTTGCCAGATTTTATCATATCATCTTTTATAGCTTTTTGTGGCTGAATATTTCTTTTTAAGCAAGCCCATTCAACAACACCAAAAAATCCTTTTTCCTTTTGTAATTTATATAAATTTATTATTTCATTGGGTGTTTCCCCGTCACTATATTCAATTGGTTCTGCATCAGCACAACCCCAAATAAATATATCATTAGTTAAAACATATACTACGGTTGTATATATTGGTTTCTCTTTATTATCAGAAATGTTCACATTATTAAGAAAACAAGTACCATCAGCTAAGAGACAAGCTAACGCTAGTTCTTCATTACTATCTTCTATTATTTTACTTTCATCTATATTCATTTTAATGATTGTTAATTTTTATATGTTTTAAATTTTTAAATAAATCACCGTGTTCTAGTGCTGTAAAATATGAACCATCATTATCAGAATATTCAAAACAATAAAGAATAATGTCGTCAACTTTTTGATTATTAATCTTTTGAAGTTTAAGTTTTCTTAAATTAAAAAATTCTTTCAATTTCTTTTTCGCAAATTTTTCCTGCGCAGCATAATATGCAGTTGTTTTAAGAGTCCAATCTTTAATGTGACCATAATCATTCCAGTCAGGTGCGCCATCTTCATAAGATGTACCTGAAGTTATTATCTCTTCTGCTCTTTTGAAATTATTCTTTTCTTGTTTAGAAATATCATTCCATATTGTTTCAGCAACTTCATCTGTAGACCAACCATATTCATTATCACCATATTGATATGGATTTGAATAAAATGTTTCACCTTTACTAAAAAGCATATTCTTAACATCAATAACATCATTAGGTTCTTTTGGAAAAATAACCACAAAACTACTTGATGATGAGTTACTCACAAATCCTTGTCTTATCTTCATTTTTTATATTTTAAACAATCAAATAATCCCATCTTGGTGATGGCATTGTAATAATTTTTTCTATTTCAGATTCTCCACATATCTTTTTGCCGTACCAATTTACAAACAACTTTTCATAATTTTTTTATCAACTACAAATATAATTAAAACTTTAGGTTAAAAAAAGTGATTTTTGAATTTTTTCTAACTTTTCTTTTTGATTGATAATAAATTGAAATTAGGAAAATGAATAATAGAATTTAATGGTGCTAATTCTGGTAATGGTTGTATATAATGCTTTTCTAACATGTGCGAATTGTCGTAATTATTAAGTAGTCCAATCATAGTATGCTTTAAATTAATCTTAATCATAAATGTATTATCGTAAATATCAGGCATATTGTCTGTAATTTTACTATAAATTGTAAATCCAAATTTAAAAATCATAAATTGACCATTCAATTGTGGATTTTGTATATCATTAATTACTTGAATATAAGTATGAAATTGTTTATTATGATTCATAGATGTGATTAAATCTGTTTTTTCAAAAGCAAATTTATTAACATCTACATAAGATTTCCTTGCTTCCCAAAATAAAGATTTTAAATAACCAAACTGGTCACGATAAAACCCTCTTTGTTTATGATATTGATCAACAAAATCCAAGAAAAAAACTTCATTTATAAGAATATCATTTGAAAGAAAAGCAATTTCTGCATTATATTGTTTCGTTAATTGACTAATATAGTTATTATAAAATTCCATGAACTGTAAATTTTTGAATATTTTGTAATTTCTTTTTTCTCAAATATTTTTCTATTTCTTCTAGTGGTACAACCTTTAGCAAGGAATCATAATCAATTTTAGTTTTTCTAAGTGTTTTTAGTTGTTCAATTCTGGATTGTTCCATTAATTCGATAGCTACATCTTCCAGTGATCTTGGTTTCATATTTATTCCTCCTTTGATATTTGATTTATAATATCTAACTTATCTTTTCTTTGATAATAAGGATGACATTTAGGACAAATTTTACCGTATTTTGGTGTATTCCACAAATAATGATCATGTTCATAATTAACGTTATCCCTTTTAGGACAATCTTCATAAGTTTCAACACCAATTATATCTTTATATAAATTATAATAATCATTACCAAATAATAAATAGTCACCATTATCTAAAATATAACTAATATCTCTATAATTTTCATCATTTTCAGAATATGTTTTTTGAATTTTTTCTAATTCCTCTCTTGTAATTTTTGAAAGTTTATTGGTTGAATATTTCCATAAATTCCAATCAGTATTATTACAAGTTGAAACTAAATAAATATCACCTATTTTCTTTATATAAGTATCATAATTACAACTTGGAAAACTAACAGCTTGATTTTCATCAAGTTTTCTTAATCTTTCAATGTATAACTTATTCTGTTCTATATATTTATCATGCCATGATGGATCATCACTATCATCACTATCATCCATTTGTTGTTGAATCATATAAGTAGCAAGGTCCTTAATCGTAGAAAAATGCTCCATTGATATAATGAAACTGCTAGAACTACTATTACTTACAAAACCATCTCTAAATTTCATATTAAATCCACCTTACTGAATATAAATCTTCTAATTTTTTTCCACCACCATAACTAATTGCTGATTGTAAACATTCAGTCAAATAATCTAAATATTCAACATTAGTTACATTTTTCAATTTATTCAATTTTACAGTTCCTTCAATTCTATTGATATTTCCTTGTCTTGATGATGCAGAGCCATAAAATTCTTTATATTTAACATCATCAATTTCAACAATTCTACCTGGTGAATCTAGAAATGCTGACATTAATCCACCAACCATGACCATAGATGCACCAAGAACAATTGATTTTGTTATATCTGCTGGTGATTTAATGCCACCATCAGCAATAATGGATTTTTTGGTTACACTGGTACATTCATTTACAATAGATGCTTGTATATTTTTACTTCCGAAACCTGTTGTTGGATATGTCGTACAAACCGACCCAGATCCAATCCCCACTTTAATTGCATCAGCACCCCAATTATCTAAATCTTCAGTTGCTTCGATGCTGGAAACATTACCAGCAATGATAAAACTATCTATTGAATTTCCTTTTATGAATTGTAAGATTTTTTTCATTTTTTTACAATGTCCATGCGCAATATCAATTGTGATATAATCTGGTACTAATTTTTCTTCGACCAATTCTTTTAATAGAGCATAAGAATCTTGATTAACACCAAGTGATATTGATGTCACCAATTTTTCTTTTTTCATATTGATAATAAATTGTTTATTATCAGTACCAAATCTGTGCATGACATAGAAATAGCCACTCTTTGCTAATTTCATGGCTAATTCTTCATTCATAACAGATTCCATATTAGCAGGAATGACAGGATTTTTGAATCTGAATTTACCAAGTTGTACACTTGTATCACACTCACTTCTACTATCAACCGTACTATAACGAGGAATTAAATTGATATCATCGTAATCAAATTTATTTATCATTTTTTAATAATTATCGTTTGAAACCATTTGTACATAAGTCTTCATCGTACCTGATAAACCAATTTTAGCAAGTTGTCTGGTGACATATTCATCAATCCAGCCTTCATTACCACCAATTTCAGTTACTTCTCCATCTTCAAAATCTCCCATATACTTACCGACAATAAGATTATCATAATCTGAACTACCAAAAAAATTACCAGTTTCATGAAGGTCTAAATGAAGTTTTTCTTCTTCAAGTGTAACACCATTTTCTACCTTAGCCCTAAATTCTTCAAGGTTACCATATTTACCTGGTCCTGAAAGTTTCGAATCGATCAATTCCATGATCTCATATTCTTCACCACATTCATTCACTTCTTCTTGTGAAATCTTCAATGCGGCAATAAGTTCTTTCGTTGTGAACTTCATACCTCTTAAGATAAAAGAGGAACTACTACTATTGCTTACAAATCCTTGCCTTACTTTCATATTATTAGTTTTTTTAAATTAATATCCACCACCTGATTTTATTGTAATAATGTCGGTGTTAACATTAATACCTGTTTCACAAAGATAATATTCTAATCCTTCACCGCTATCACTTACAGCACTACCTTCATAATAAAAAATTTCATTATCTCTAATTTTTTCTAATTCTTCTCTTTTTTCAGCCTTATATTTTTCTGAACACTCTTCAACCATATTATCAATCATTTCATTTTCAGTCAATTTTTCTGACCTATAACAATAATTCTCAAATAAACTTTTAATATCTTGTTTTTCAACATTGTTCATAATCCAATCTGCTAAATCTTTTGCAAAGACATACAAAGGTGAAGTTTTTTTAACATCAAAAGCCTCTAAAAGAGTTTCTTTTGTCATTTCTTTTCCATTTTTCATAATAACAACAAATGAACTGCTACTACTGTTGCTAACAAACCCTTGCCTAATTTTCATAATTTTTATTTATTTTATTTCGTAATATGTAACCGTAATTCTCAATATTATCTAATTTTTCTTTTCTTTCTTCTTGTAAAATTTCACGATTAAGTGCATCTAAATCAATATTATTATCAGTATAATCGTCACCCCAATGTATGTATTTATTTACACCTACTATTACATTAAGAAAAAATGACATATCAAAATTATCCATCGTAGTCCAACCATAAACACATTTTTCATTTACTGTAATATCCCAACCTTCAGGATATAAATTATCCTCTTTATGATATTTACACCAATTTTCAGTCACATTTATATAATCTTGTATCATTAAAATTTGACTTTCTGTTAATGCATTAATAGGTATTAAAAATGATGAACTACTACTATTACTTACAAATCCTGATCTAACCTTCATATATTATATAGTCATTTTTTTGTTTTTTGTTGAGTTTTTTAAGTTTCTTTGCTCTTAAAAAAACTTGCATTTCTCGTTCAATATCATTTCTACTTGGATTATTATCCTCATACCAGGTGTTACAATTAGAATAATTAGAATATGAATTAAACATATCTTCAAGACATGTACAACCATGATAATCTTGTTCAATAGAATAAAATCCTACTTTACCTCTTTCAGGAAGTTTATCTTTCAATTTTTCAACATCAATAGATAAATCTTCACCCATGAAATAACCTTCATAGATAGTAAAAACTGGATTTAATTTATTCACAGCCTTTACGAAACCTAATTTTTCGGGACTATCAATATCAATAACATCGGCACCATCTGCCAAATAATGTCCAACGGCTTTTATCATATTTCCATTTTTAAGTATTCCCAACTTAAGATCATCATCAGTTAACTTTCGTCCAATTAGAACGAAAGAACTTGAACTACTATTACTTACAAATCCTGATCTAACCTTCATATATTATTTAATCATTTTTTTGTTTATTCTGAATATTCCAAACTTTTTTGATTTAATCTTTTTAATTTTTTTTGCTCTTAGTTCCTGGAGTGCATATGTATTTTTACTATGTTTGTAGTATTCTTCAGTTGTTAACACACCCCAACTCATTCCTACAGGAACTGTATAAATTCCAGCAGTTGCTAATTGTTCTGCTACCCATTTCTGAGTTTCGTTTCTATCTCTTCTTTGAGATTTATTAAATTGAAATAATGAAAACCATGGTTTAGGAATATTGAAATATTCATCTTCATGAAGAATTATTGTAATATTAAAAATTAGATCTATCTCTTTTTGTGTCATTTTTTTTGATTCAATCCTGATTCTAACCAATTATTATAAGTTCTTGAAAAATATCTAGGTATAATTATTATCAATAATATCAAAATAGGTACAATATTTAATATTGCACCATATTCCTTAGCAAAACTACTAAACATCGTTATTTCAATCGTTAACATCAAAAGCCAAAGTATCATAACACTAAAAAATATTCCTTCTCTTTTACACATTTTTTTCTATTTTATATTTTTCCATCTCAAGTTGGATTTTTTCTTTTATAACGTCCGTCAAAGAAAACAATTAGTTTGATGAATTTGACACTTAAATTTACTGGAATACCAAACAACACAAATAAACTACTGCTACTATTGCTTACAAAACTAATCTAGCTTTCATTTTTTCAACAATTTTTTTATTTTCTCACGATTTACAACTACGTACTGACCACCATCATCAGAACCACATTCTACACTAGCAATTACATATGGTCGAACCAAATCATCTAAAATATCAGGAAAGTCATAATCATCTTCATCATATTCAAAAATTGATTCATTCCACATTCCACCTTGTTTAACGAAATCATTAATCATTCGTTTGAAATCATCCAATGGAAATTCATCATCACCATTCGTGATTTTATCATAATCAATAGTTTCTACAAAGTTCTCAGGCAATAGTAATACAAATGAACTACTGCTGCTGTTCGATACAAATCCTGCTCTAATTTTCATAATTTTTTAATTTTAAATTGTTATTTATTATTAATTTTCTTAAGTATTTTTACTTTCTTCATCAATTCATCATTTTCTATTTTTATATTTATTTGCACAATATTTATCTCTCCTTCGTTTCTCCAAGAAATTATTATTTCTATTAATGGAAAGTTCAGCCGCCGAGTTCTCCTTCCAACAATTATAAGTCCAATAGTAATTATTAAATTCTTCTTCTTTATTCTCCTCTGATCTATATAATAGTTGATACAATCTTTCCTCTATACGATTAGCAGTATTATTAATTCTTTTTAATTTTAATTTTCTAATTATTTGACTATCTATTTGATAGCTAATAACTTCCGAGGTTGAATATAAAATCTTAAATCCTTGATATTCAAGTTTTTTAAAAGATTCAAAAACACTCTTTTCAGAAAGAAGTTTATAACCATAATAAAGTCTCGTTTCAAATTGATATGTAAAAAATTTTATCATAAATTTTTTAATCAGTTTAATTTTTCTTTTCTATATCCAAAAATAAATTCATAATTTTACATCTTAGTCCATCCTATTATATTTTTTTCTTTATCAGTCATAAAATGACAAGCAACTACACGAAATTTAATCTTATTCCATTCTGTAATCAATGGTTGAATCGTTATTATTCTCCATATTATTTTCCATATTGGCAATCCGAATATAGAATCAAATTCATCCCACCATCTGTTATTAACACCAAACCTTTTAGTCCTGAATAATAAATGAATAAACATCTTCCAGTTCCGTCTGTAATATTTTATAGATTTTTTGTTTAATTTCATAAATTGTGATAATGAGACCAAATTTCAAATCCTAATATTATAACAATGCTGATTATAGATAAACATAGCATCATAAATAACCAAGGTAGATATGAAATCATTAATGATATTAACCACTTACTCACAATAGTATCAGTTAGTATAGCTGGTTTCATTATACACAAATCAACATACAACGGAATACAAAAATAATTCACTATTGTTCCTATTAAAATGAAACCAATAAACATCAATGTTCCGAATAAAAATTTTTTCATATTTTTTCGTTTTAATTATCTGTGCCTAATCTATAATTTACTACAAAACCAAATGAAAATATTTTAGTACCAAACTCCTTACCAGCATCAGTTCTCCAACTTATAGGTATCCTTGGCCCAAACTCTACATATTTAAAGCTGAACAATATATCAATTGGAACTATATATGCTAATGTTTTTTTCTGATTAATCTCTAGTGTATTATATCTATCCCAACCATTTACACAAGCATATCTTTGATATGTCACATTAAATTTAATATCCACTTTTTTTGTGATGGGGAAAGTAATAAAAATATTAGGAGTTAAACTTATATTATAAGTTGTTGGTATTACATCTGGATCATCCGTTTGAGTGTATGATAGTAAAGAACACATACCTCTTGATAAGGTACCACAATATGTCAATGCTGTACCAGTACCTCTTTGTGGCGAACCACTACTATTATAATTAACTTCAGCTCTGTCAGCCCAACTAAATTCAAAATTCACACCAACACCAACAGATATTCTATCTTTAAATCTATGTGAAAACTCAACTCCAAATGTTGGTATAACAAGCCAATTATGATAACTGGTCTTACCTATAGTTCCAGAATTCGGTCCACCACCATCATCAGGATGTATTGGTACATTCCTGAAATATTCTGGCATCGAAGATACTTCCATGTTATTTACCGCAAACCCAAATTTACTAGTAAATATATTCTGTGAGAATACCTCACAGAATAAAAATAAAAATATCACAAATAATTGTAAAGTTTTCATACCTTTTTCTTTATTTCGTAACCAATCTTATCCAATTCAAAAAAAATATCTTTCACAATTTGTTGTGCTTCTTCTACCTCAAGAACAGCAACTAATGCTTGTCCATTCGTAGTCCATCTTGAAATCCAAATTGCTTCAAGTAATGCTAATTCAATATTTTCCCGTTCATTTTCAGAATAAATTTCTTTCATATACTATCCAAATTAAATAATTTTCTATTTTACCAATTAATATCAATAAAATATTCACCAGCGTCAATTAAACCCCTTTTATATAAATCGTTAGCAACAGTGAAAATGCTAGGATAAAAATTTCGTTGCCACCACATATCAATAGCCCACTGTTCATTTCTAATACCAACAGATTCGTCATGGACGACTTGTTTCGGATCGCGTTCTAACCATTTTTCAAATTTAACACCCATTGTATCGTTGTTAACAATTTCAGGTATCTCATAATTCATTTCTTCTTCATCATCTTCATAACCTGATGGAATAATCAACTTAAATTGTCCTCTATCTTGGCAACCTTCTTGTTGCTGAAAGTCATAAACTTTACCATAAGTTTCTGAAACTAGTTTGTTCCAATCGGACACATCAATTAGTTTTACATTTTTTATTTTTACCATTTTTTATAGTTTATCATTTTTATCTATAGACAAAGATATAAAAAAAATTCAGAAAAAAAAAAAGGAATCTTAAGATTCCTAAATTTTTTCAAGATATAATTCAAATCCTACTACATTAGAGTATGGATACTTGGGAACTTTTAATTTGCTTTCTTCATCTAATTCAATAATATAACATTTACCAAGCAATACAACACCAGTATTAGAAATACCACAAATTTTTCCTGTGAGATTAATAAAAGGTGATGGCTTATATCTGACTTTTGTTCCTTGTTTTAAGTCATTTTCATATTTGTCAAATATTTTCCGATCTATCTCATACTCATACTTATTACCATTCATGAACTTATAATAATCTTTCATTTCTTCTTCATATTTATGATAAAGAAAAATTTTTTCTTCAATTGTTAAATTCGCATTCGGAAATGCCTTCTCCCAGACTTCTTGTTTCATTTTTTAATTGTATTTTTTTATTTTTCTTTCGTTTAACAAAGTTACGTATAGTTTACGAATAAAAAAATTATTTTGATATTATCTGATATGAACTAAAATTTTAAAAGTTTTCAAAATTTTAATATTCCTTTTCAATTATATCTCTGACTTGTTTATCACGATTTAACCAACCTTTTAAAAATTTTCTTTTTTTCTCATTTCTAGCAACAATATTATATCTTTCCTTCATTCTAAATTCTATATATTTAATAGCTATTTCTTTGTCACAACTATCTAAATTACTTGCTAAATCTGGATTTTCGGATAGAATAGTTGCTAAAAAAATTCTCGCTTTTCCTATACCTGAATTAACGGCTACATCCATATTAACAAAAGATGTTGCTGATGGTAGTGTATCGCAACCTGTTGAAAGATAAAATTTATTATAATAACAATCATAAACTTCATCCATTGTAATATTTTTAACAGAACGTATTTTTAAATGTTTTCTGGTTCTATAAATATCATAAGTTTCCTGAGTGATTCCGTGATTTGTAGATCCACCTGGGTCATTAATTATATCACTATAGCCACCTTCAAAGAGTAAAACATATTTCATTATTTTGTTGAAATTTTCAGGATAATCTGTTTTTAAACTTAAAAAAATAAAACTAAGAAATATTGATATTACTATAAAGGCTCTCTTCATAAACCTATATATTAAATTTTTTTATTTTAAAAAAAGTTACTTATATTTGATATATAAATAAAAATTATGGAAACCACAACAAAAGAAAGAATTAGAAATAGAATTAAAAGTCTTTTTGAAAGAACAGCTAATATTTTACCATCACACGAAGAAAAAAAGATTGAACTAGATTCGTGTGATGATTTTAATTTGAACGGTACAGATATTATGGTGACTGATATTACTTTTGACGGTGTTCACTATATCAAAGATTTTAGAGCAAGTAAACCAGAAGAATATTTGTTAAATTGGGAAGAAATACTCAATTTGAATGAGTCATATCTTCAAACCATTTACGACAATTTGATTGGTACTATTAGAAATGAATATTAAAAAATTTAATTTTTATAATTCTCTAATTTCTCTAATTTTTTCTTACGAATATCATTAATATTTGAACAATTACAGGGTTTATCATCTACCCAGCAAGGTATATTTTGACAACAATCTGGTTTTTCATTGTGTAATATTGTGTGAGTGCAATTTCACATTATTACATTGCTTTATCATTTTCTTCATATAATTTTAATTTTTCTATTTTTTGTTTTCGTAAGATCTTTATATTAAAATCATTATTAAATTCTGCTATTGTCATAAGTATTTTATAACCTTCTCTAATATTTTTTAGATCAATATAACTAGAATTATTTGAGAAACCTATTATATAGAATGATTCATTTTTTGGTACATCATGCCAAATGTCAGCACCAATACAATTTTCACACCATCTGTTTTTTTTATTTGTATAGCAGATATCACCTATTTTCATTTAATAAATTTTTTAATTTAATTTTTCTCATAAACTGGTAAGCTGATACAAATTTATAAAACTCACCGTTAAAATTTGAATAGCCAATGTTATCGGCCGCACCATCGTTTTCATCATTTATATAAAATTTTGAATCACCAAAAACCTTCCATAATAAAACCTCTAACTCTCAAACAAGTCACATTTTTTTCAGGTTTTCTTAAAATATTTCTTCTAATTATTTTCTCTTAACCCAAACTCGTCCCAAATGGCGGGTCCAGAATCACGTCCCCAATAACCACCGATAGAAAAAATAAATTCTTGAATCATTATAAATTCATTATCATTTTTACATTGTATTATATGATTCATAATTTAATTTTTTAAGTTTATCTTTTCTTAGTAATATTTCCGCTCTAATACGATTACATTTATACCAATCTGATATATATCTACCCATCGTTAACTTGCCATATTCACGTTCGTTTATATTTATTACAATATCACCACAGGATAGACCTACGTCCTTCCATATATCATATATGTTGTTATCATTATTATTGTTGTTATCATTCCAAACAAACCCTTTTTTAAATAAAATTTTTTGAATTTGTTCAGATTGAATTTGATTACTACAAATTATAATATTATGTTTATTCCAATCTATCATTTAATTTTTTTAGTTTGAATTTTCTTAATTCTTGAGTTGTATAAAAAAAATCCCATATGGTATTATTTCTGAACCATAAACCTTTTGGTTCAATAAAATCATCTGCAGCATGATCAGGTGTTAAAATAAAATAATCTGTGTCATATTTGCTGACAATTTCATAAATTTGATTTCGGTTAAAAAAACGACCATATTCATTATAATTCTTCTTACAAACTATTTTCATTAATTTTTATTAATTTATTTTTTCTTTCTTCTAATAATTTATTGAAAAAATTACCGATAAAAAACTCACCATGAGTATTTGTGATCGTGGGGATTGGCGCTTCCGTAGAATGTCCAATGATATTATTACCCACGTAATAATAACTAATAAGAGTTTCATTGTCTATAGTTCCGTGAAATGATGTCATTTAATGACACTCTAATTTTTTCACATTTTCTTTCCTCATTCTACGGGGACCTTCTGGTTTTCCCTCCTGAGGCGTTAATTCGGGTGAACTCAACC